GAACAGGATGCCGATGAAAATTTAATTAGTAATGCAATGGATTTTTAAGAAAAATTAGTAATGCAATGGATTTTTAAAATGTAATGGATTTTTAAAATGTAATGTATTTTTAAAATTGAAAAAATATATACATAACAACAACATGCTAACTGATATGCATAGCTTTCCAGAATTTATCGATTTAGACAAGGTTGATTTGACAGATGTTGGCGTTGCCAAGAACCCACGGGTTATATATACAGACCATAATGAAGAAATTAATATATTGCTTATTAAGAATATTATTGTCGGCCATATATCTTTAATTCATGAAATTTACGACTCGGATGATATGACGCATATGCATCAGATATTTAGTAATCTCAAAAATACTATAATACTGCATAGCAAAACATTACAGCAATATTCCAATTTGATTGATATAATTGAAAATAATGTATCTATGATAAAATCTACATATGATAAATATGTTATTCACAAGATGCTGACTAATATTAAAACTGGTCGATATAAAGACAATATGCATTTTAGGTCGATAGCCGATATGAACAGTACGACACCACCTATTCCAGCCGAAGAACGCTTATTGATAGAAAAAAAACTACCGCATTTAAGGTTTTCGCGCCAAATTAAAAAGAATCAAAAACCATTTAATGTAGGCGAGATAGTTGGAGCGAAAGATAAGGAGAATAAATGGTGGCTATCGCGTGTATTGCATCGATATGATACACCTGATAGTGAAGATTATTGGTATTATATTAGGTTTGAGAATCATGATTCAATTCATGACGAGTGGATTAATAGCAAAACATATAAAGTTCGGTCATTTAATCCAAGAAAGCATTTTCTTAAAAGGCCTTTAATCGTATAAAATTATTAATTTATTATTTTTTTTTAAATAAGAGTTTAAATATTTAATATTAATTATAATATAAGAATGTCACATATAAAAAACACAAATACGACCAATAATATAACATTGGTGCCTATAACAACATCAACATTTAAAAATCAAAAGGGGCTCACCATAACAAGTACATCAAATGGATTTAAGTATAAATTAGCAAACGCAATACCTGAAGTAGACAGCATGTACATTGATAGTGCTGTTTTTCCAGAAACTCTATATAACGTAAACAATGACCAAATTGTATTATATTATAATATAAGAACATTTAGTGATGGAGCTAACAAAGTTGGAACAATATCTCTTTTGGATGATGGAATATTTACATCTAATCAACAAGTAGTTAATGCTCTAAATAATTATATAGACTTGTTGGAAGAATACTTGTTTAGTTTTTCATACGGTAATTTATATAAAAATAAATTTGTTATATCATACACGCCTACTATGAATTTAAAGTATTTTTCAATATAATGAAATTGGATTTACATCATTAGCTTATGATATAGGATTTAGCGATATAGCAACTGGCAATGTAAGCATAATAACCGATAAATTAGATATTCCATCTACAATAATTATTACTGAATCGAATAATATTCTGTCGTTTAAAAAAAATATAAATGTTACAACTAATATTGTTTTTAAACCAGCTTCGTATAATATTTATAACATAGTTTATGAGATAAATAAGCAGCTCGAGGCTCAAGGGTTTAACACTAATGGCGAAAAATGCGCATATTCAGATTATTCGGATAAATTATTTATAATTGTTAATTATTTAAGTGGTAATACAAATGTTGGTGAATATTATGAATATTTTGTTTTTGACCAAACACCACTCGCTGATACGTTAAAATTATCTAATAAAATTACAAACTTAAATTTTGTGGCTGATTTTGAAGTTGATTATGATAAAACTACATTACAGTTAATAGACTACACAAAATGGGTTATAGAATCTGGCACAAAAATAGGGCATCTATCCACCGGGTTTTATACAATTCAAGATATAATAAATACTCTAAACTCGACTCAAGATATCATAAACTCGCAAATAACATTTGGATATGATGCGCAAAAAATAAAAGTTTATACTAAATATCCATATGATTTAATTACTTATAGGTTATCTAAATGCGGAATATTTAGAATATTAGGTATATATGAAGACATAGCAATAACTCCCGAATTGCCAGACGAAAAATATTATTTCCCATCAATGCCTAAACTTTATACGCGATATATTAATGTAAATTCTATGACTCTTACTACATTAAAAACAGACTATACCCACGGATACAATATAACGTCAAACAATATAATCGGCTCTATTCCATATAATATTACAATAGAACTTAAATTTGACCCGGTTACAAACACGAATATTTATACCAACAATCCATACTCGACTATAGTATATAATAATACTAATATGACAAAAAATTTGTTTTCACGCAAGACATCTATTCAAGAATTTGACATATATTTTACTGATGATGACGACAAGATTGTTAATCTTAACGGGAGCGACGTTTCGTTACAGCTTGTGATGTTAAGTTAAGGCACCAAGCTATCGTCATAGTTATGCTGTCTGCTATATCGTCATAGTTGGACTTTTTTATATTTTTTAGCATAAATTCTTTATTAATACTTTGCAAAAACCATAGCATATTATGTGTACTATGCTTTTTATTGGCATCATATGACGTTGCGTATTTATTAATAAAAAAACTTAAAGGCTTGGACTTGTCCAGATTTATTTTGTTTTTAAGTGACGGCCCCACGACTTCAATCGAGTATTTTTTTTGATGAATTGTTTTATCCTTATCGTAGCAGCTGGAGTAATCGGTATCGCAATAAGCATAGTGATATAACAGCTGCGAAAACACATTATTACTTTTATTATTTGGACCCATTTGGTACTCTACCAAAACGCGGCAGTTATCGAATTGGTTTGATATTTTATCAAAGTTTTCCAGATATGCCTTTAATCTGCAAGACCTTAATATTAGGTTGGTTTCTTTAATTTTCTTATTTGGTATCAAATCAACTACATCTAAATAAATAGGAGTAAACAATGTTTCTAGCAATAATTTAATGCGATTAACTGCGATTAATGCCGTGTTACACATATCTGTGGCTGAATCTATTTTAGCTGAGTTGAAATATAGATTAATATCGGCCAAGTCTTTAGCCCAATTATCATTAAACTGCATAATAGAAACGGCTAATGATTTAGACGCGACGTCATAACTAATTATATACATTATAATATCAATTAAACTTTCATTTTATATTCAAATATACTATTATTTATAATGGATAATAATTTAAATGATCCAAAAAATATAGCAGGCTTGTCGGGTTTATTAAGAGATGATGATATTGATTCTAATTTAGATTTGGCAGAACTGGAGCGAGAGATAGCAAGTGGTGCTTCTATAGATACTGAAGATGTAAACGTAGCGGATGAGTATAGAAAAGAAATGGAGCGCATGTCACGCAACTTTGATATTAGAACTGAACCAACTAAATTAAAAATAGACGACTATAATGAGCCCGATGAGTCTATACCCAAATTTTCACATTCGCCGCAAAATAAATTCTCGCACAGCAACTACGTGTCGCCCAAATACTCCAATAACAGCTTTGAATATTCAGACCCGCAGATGAACCAGATGACCAACGAGGAAATAAAACAAGAAAAGATTTCTAGGGTATTGGGCAACATTGATGATAAGGAATTAAGTTTTAATTTGGAAAAAGAAAAGGATGAGGACCACAAGGCTTCTTTACTGGAGCAAATAGATATGTTAAAAATTACGCTGGAGGACGATGGCGTTGATACGTCGGGCGTTCCTGCTATTAACAAAAACAGCAGTATGAAAGATGTTCATAACGTGTATAAAATTTTGCGGCTAAAGAATGACAGAAATCGATATTGTAGTTTTGCCGAAGAAATTATTCTGTCGGGTGCGTATGGTATGGAATACTTATTTGATGGAAATAAAGAATGGTTTTCAAAAAAACCGGATTTAACAGGGTGGTCGTCCACAGTTAAAGTTAAGCTGCGCCGTATGAGGTTTGAGACGTCGACATTTGTACAAGAAGTTATGCAGGAATATAATATGTCAGCCGGTATGCGATTAGCTTTGGAATTAATACCGTCTATGTTCTTATACAGCAGAAATCGGCGAATCAGTCAGGATGATAATATAGTCTCGGACGCTGACTATAAAAATGCTATAAGCAAGCTTAATTCTATGTAAACTTAAAATTGAAATTTAATAAAAATATAATTACTATGGATAAGTTACTTAAAAAATTGTCAATTTATAATGCTACAATACTTCAGGATGACCCATTAATTTGCGTATGCCGATATGGTCATAAATTTATATGCACCGAGCCCAATGACTGGTGTTCTATGTGCAGGAGCGATGAATTTATTAAAAAAATAATGGTCGAACTCAGTGATTATAATACAGTTATTCATTTAAATGAATATGGAACGGCTAAAATAAGATGCCCAAAAAATCATATTAGTATATGCGACGTTGATGATATTGCATGCAACAAATGTAATATAGAAGACAGTCTCGTGCTAAATTATGCAGCACGCAGTGACTCGGAATGTAATGCCGCACGTAGTGACTCGGAATGTAATGCAACACGCAGTGACTTTGACTGTGAACCCGACAGTGATGATTTAAGAGTATTTGAGACTGATTCAAGCGGTTGCGAGTTTATAATTGAAAATATTGGTAATTCATCGGACTCTGAATGCAATGCGGCTCGCAGTGACTCTGAATGCAATGAAAAATGCAATTCTTTAAAGCCAGTATATAGAAAAGATAATTTGGTTTATGAATTATTTATATTATAAAATTAATTTAGTCATTATTTTTTTGTCTGGAATATTAAAAAAAAATAAGTATTTTAAACGCGTTCAAGAAGGCTTTCAAACGCGTTCAAGAAGGCTTTTTACAAAACGCGTTCAAGAAGGCTTTTTACGTGGCATAGTGTATTGTAGCACCTCCGTCACTTACAATTAAGAAATTGATAGCATCGGCTAATACAATTAAATTTACTGGATTTGCCGGTGAGATATTAGCGATATCAGCTTTATAGTTAATATAAAATTCCCTGCTTCGCGATACATTAATATGACCGCTGGGTTGATGATCACCGGGATTAAAGTTAAAATTAATCATATACCAACCACGGTCTTGCGGCGTATTAATATCTTTGCCATATCTGTATGATGTATATGAATTAAAGAAAGACTCTGAAGTTTCGGCATAAATGGGAATTGTTTCGGCCGTAACAGATAATAAATCTATAACAGGCGTTTCTTTAAAATATGTAGCAACATTAACAACAATTTCGGGCTTAAAAAATTTGAACTTAGTTGAAGTTGATATCGGCACACGCCAATCAGTAACAACAGTAAAAGTTTTAGTTACACTGTTGTAATCACTTATATAGTATATATTATAATTAATATCAGTCATATTGTAATATTTGTCCTCGGGTGATATTTCTAAATACCAGTATATATAATTATTAGCGTCTATTGGTAAAGATGGAACTTCGGCTCCGGTGTAATCATAAACCTTGTTCCAAACTAATGTATTTAATCCGGCAGAAGTTGTAGTTAATGTGTATACAAGTTCAAAGTTTTGAGATACGACCGGAACCTGAATTTCTTTTGGTTCTAATATGCAATTTTTTTGCCAGTATTGACTATATTTATAGTTAACAGATGGCTTAAATGCGACATATAAACATTCCACAGGCCATTTAAGAGTGTTTAATTTAATACTATCAGTAGGTCTGTTTAATTGTTGCGTGTACCTTAAATGAACGCGGATTAAAGAAAATCCATAGTTTTTAACAAAAATATCTCCAATTTCAGGGTTCATAAATATATTGTTAGTATATAATTCACATTCAGTTATTTTTGGTGCAGCATAATTTCCATCAGGATATTGCGGATTAGGAGCTGCATCAATTATAGAACTGTATGCAATTAATTCGTTAGATTTTGCAAATGTAACGGATATAAAGTTTTGCCCGAATGTTAGTGCTCGAGATGGTAATGATTCGCTTATAGACTTGAACCAGAATAACATAGGTATCCATAATTCAACAGATTCATGGCTTGGCTTAAATGTTTGATTGCCGTCACCGTAGGTTAAATATTGACGTATAGTATCATACGATGGGTCCGCGGTTAAATACGCTGTAAATGGAATTTCTTGACCAATGTCCCGCAGCCATCCAACTCGTTTTGATGGCGGAACTTTAAATTCATAGAACGCATTATAATCGTCTGATGTATATTCATCTAATAGAGTACCATTAATAGAAATAGATGCTTTCGTAATTAACCGATGGCCCAACAATGATACATATCTAACGCGATCCGTATAAGTTAATCCTTTTAAGCCAGTCAATTTTACATGAAGAACGCAATCGTTTATAAAATCGCCATACTGTGGTAATGCAAATTTAATTGTACTGTCAAAATTTCCGGCCGCGATTATTTTATTATATTCAAAACCACAAGCTACAAATGGTTTATATGAACCATTCGTAAAAATAACATGTGTTTTGCTTATCATATCAACATAAGGGTCCCAAGTTAAATCGCTATTGGTAACGCTGTCAGAACTACGTTTTTTCGTAAATCCACTAATTTTATTCATTCTATCTCTTAAAAGATCGGAAGCCATTAATAATTTATCCTGAGCGCCATCATTTGCAATTAATCTAAAAATTCCGCCGGTCGACATTTTTATATTATATTAGTTATTTTATAATACCTTTAGAAAATAATTAAAAAAAGATTTAAAATTGAATATTGATAATAAACTATATACAGCATGAATATAGTCAAAGGCGAAATAACTGATAATGTTTATGACCAGTTTAATTATATTTTAGTTAATAATATAAAGGTATATACGGGGACTACGCAGTATAGTAACGTAAGTTTAACAAAAAAGATAAAAGCCTGCAATAAAGAAGTTAGTATGTTGAGCGAGTTGGCCCCGAGTACACTGACGGCCAAAGGCAAGCTGAGAGGTATTAGCTTCAAAGAAGATGAAATTATTGATATGCTTACAACGCCGGTTGGTGGTTATATTTTAAAAATTGGCTGTAATTATGGCGTACTTAAAAACCCATCGCCTGATTATATATATCCGGCTGAACGCGTTCGCACATCGAAACGGGGTCGTAAGCCAAAAAACAAATCTAAATCTAAGCGAAAGCTGCAAGGGACTGGCGATTTCTTTAGCAGCCAAATAACATTTTCTATATATAACGTAGACAATGGGAAAATATACAAGATTAAACTATTTAGAAATGGTAGATTTCAAGTTCCCGGCGTTAATAAGCCCGATATGAGTGATTTAGCAGTGCCTATTAAAATATTACGCGATTACTTGCGTGAAGAGTTTTTGGATGATAAAATTGAAATCGAATATTTTATTTCGGTAATGCGAAACTATATTTGCAATATAAAAAACAAGAACTTTTTAATACGGCTGAACTCATTAGAGACCACGCTTAAAACCATTAAAGAAACAAATGAAAATAATGATTTAATCGATTTATTATGCGATAAATACGCGGTATCGGGCTGTGATATTATTAAATCATATTTAAATAGGTCCAGTATAGATATTGCAGAAATACAAAACAACTGCGAGCGATATTTTGGGCTAATTATAAAGTTTTATAGACCTGTACCCTGGCGAATTGATAAACGGACAACCGTAAAGATTTTACGCAGTGGGAAAATTAATATAGATGGCGGGAATTCTATTGAAGAATGCTATGAACTTTATTATTGGTTGGACCACATGTTTTCTAAATATCAAGCCGATATATTATATAATACAGTAGAAGCCGTAGCTAATAACTCAGATGATATGTCCGGAGAATCTATATACGACGATGATTTATAAAAAATGTTATAAAAAAATAAATATAGAATATCTATAATGATAATGGTTCTAACATTTTTAGCTTTATTATTACAGCCCAAAGAAAATGAAGTAGTTACGCGCATCAAGTGCAGTAGAATAAATAATACTATTAATTATAATTTTTTCAATGCTATGCGAAACTATTATGAAAATTTAAATGATACCACCTTGGACTAATAAATCTATAACTATATAAAATAGTACTAAAATAGTTATTTGGGCAAGTGCGCCCCATGTGTTTGTATTATTAGTGCCGTCTAAAAATGACTTGGGTAAACAATTCTCAGTAAAATAATCGCTTAATAAAAAGATACCCATTATAAAAAGAAAAAACGATACCTTAAAATTTACTTTTTTAACCAAATCAACAGTTAAACTTGGAAAATCGGCTTCTACCTTATCTTTTTTTACGCAGTCGTCTAACGTTTCTGAATCCATAATTATATTAAAACTTTTATATTTATTTTTAGCATTTATTATTTTGGCAGAACGGATTCGATGTTACGTCCAACCCGCAGTATCGCACGGGATATTTTTTATAATCAACCGGTTTATATAAGCCGGAGCTGACCGCAATACTGAGAATAAATTTAAACCACTTATAAAAATTATGATTATGCCCATAATCTTTGCATCCTAAATGGGTTAGTTCATGCAGTATCACAAATTGTAATAAATTATAGTCGTGAAATTCTCCGGCATTTGCATCTTTGGAGCGCAGGCATATTCCAAATTTATCGCCTTTATTTGATACATAACTCGTGTCTTCGCCGCGCATTGGCTCGTTCTCGAAAACATTCGCTGGTCTATAATTTTTAATAATACGTCCGATAAAATCGGATTCTTCGCCATCGCTGCCATTAATAATAAATTTTTGATGACTATACTTTAAAAATTGCGTTATAAATTCATGCAGCTGGGCCATTTTATCGGCCGCTATTTCTTTATCATGATAACCACCAACAACCCTATAAGATTTTTTGTCGTATTCCGATTTAATTCGGACATTGGTGAATAATTCCATATTTTGTTTTATTATTATATAAAATATTATTATAATTAATAATATTACAACTGTCATTTAACTATATAAATAAACACATAGTTAACTATAAAAATAAACACATAAAGCGTGATTCGAAACGTGTCTGATTTGACTAATTTTTTTTTAAATAATATATATATAAGTATAAATGACTACTGTTTTTACGCGCGACCCTATAAAGGTTAATTTAATTTCGGCGAAAAATACAATAAAACAGACTATTGTGTTTATAGGTATTGTGCCAAATGAAGTTAGAAAAGCTTTGGAGCATTTGGAATCAACAATGGATTTGAAAGAAAATAAAACATTAAATATTTTTTATGGGAACAATTGGGCTTCTAAATTGGGGTTCAAACGTATAAAAGGCGGCGATGACGATGGATTTTCATTTGACGAAGGCGACGTTGAAAATTCAGATAGTAAAATTTCGTTTAATGATTTAAATGATGACGTATACATAAAAAATGATGAAAGTAATATTGCACAAATAACAGATACGGATAAGAATATGAAAGTTAGATTTATATTTAGCGACCCATATCTTTCGCTTTATCCAGAAGATAAAATACTGGAATTTAAGAAAAAAATATATACTGTATTAAATATCCCAATATTTAGGCAGCACTTATGGTATGTATACCAAGGGCGAACGATACCGGTAAACTATTCGATATTTAATGAAAATTCTATTATGTATATAAATGTTCAAGATATGTTAAATAAATACGAGGCGGCCGACCAACTTATTGAAAATATACCGGTATCTACAAAATATTATCAGATTAAAAATAACTTAAAAGTTATGACAGATGATACCTTTTCTATTATTGGCGACTATTATTATAATGGCGTAACTGAATATAATTTATTAGATTTGGCCGAATTTATTGACCCGTCGCGAAATGCCCTTATAAATATTATAACGGACCGGTATCAACTGGAATTAATATATTACAGTTTCATATTGCTGTATTGGCCCATGATGTCCATTGACGCGTTTTCGGAATACATTAAGTCGGAAAATAATGTAGTTAAACTATATCCGGACCTTAACCAGAATGTTCAAGAATTAAAGTGTATGTATAAGCTGGAAAAGAAGATAATAGACACTAAATACGATTTAATAAATAATCCTAAGATGATAGAGCCTTTTAAAAAGATTAAAAAACTAATAACAAACAGTATTGTGTATTCGACTATAAAAGTTCTTAAATATCAAAACAATAAAGACACGGTTATATTTATGCGTAATTTATTTGATAAATTTCCTTTGACTGATATGATAGTAGGTTCTAAATGTAATTTATTGCACGACGGCAAGCGAATAACATTAAGCAAAACATACAAGAATAATCCCCATATTAAGGACGACATGGAATTAGATAGCATAATGTTTAAAATTAAACTGGCGTCGGATACAACTAAATTAATGTCTTTAATACTGTACAGGAACGGCAACTATGTGATAAAAGCAGGATGGCGCGAGGAGGACCATTATGATTTCGATGATGTATTTGAAATAGTAAAAAATACAACAACGCCAATAATTAATGAAATAAATAAAATGAGTTCAGTTCTTAATAACAAAACTATACCAATCATTTCTAAAACCAATTCTAAATTTACAGAAATATGCATGAGTATTTTTTATAACCAGACGCTAACCCAGGACCAATTTAATATACTTAAAAGCATAATGACTGATTACCGAAAAGCTGATATTGTACGAGACCGAAGTATAGACGAATCAAGTATGGAATACTATTTTAGTAAAGGCATGTATCAATTTCAAGCAAATCGGCTGGAACGCAACATGTATGTTAACAATTATTATAACTTTTTAACTGATGGTGCCGTCAAGCACAAGTGGTTTACAATTTTCGATAAGACACGTATAACAAAGATTTTTCATCGATATTCTGATGTCAAGATTGAAATAGTTGGAATAAAAGAAGACGAGTTTTATTACTTTTATAATTTAATAATTACGCTTTTCTATATTTACGGCGAAAACATAAAGTCGAAGCCTGTGCATAATGAATCAGATATTAAAAATATAAATGACAGGAAATTAAAGAAAACTTTGAAAAATTTAAAAGAACAGGACCCAGTTCTATACAATTTTAAAAAGCTATATAAAACCGAAAATATATACTCAAAAATATGCCAGAAGCCATATCAACCACTGCTGCTAAACAGGACTGAATACGACCAATTGGCGCCAGACAAGAAGAAAAATGCGGTAAAATACTGGAACTTTACAACAAATAAAGATGCATACTACGCGTGCCCCAACCCTAAATTTCCATATATCAAGTTTATAGTTAAGCGGCACCCCAAAGATTACTGTATTCCATGCTGTAAAAAAATGCAGGTGTTAGAAGCGGCCAAAGATGCCAAGCATATAATTTATAATTCATGCATGAAGGACCATAAATATACGCCAGAGGAGCGCACGATAACAACAAGCTCGCGTTATATAATGTCATATGGAAAAGATGTTGAGCCGGGGCGCTTGTCCAGACTTCCTGATGATAGCTTGGAACCATTGTTTTATGAAACTTATTCTATTAAATCGCAGGGTGTCGACAGTGAATGTATTTTATCTGATGGATACTATTTATATGGAATAATCCAAGAAATTAATTATATAAAGAATGTTGGTATAATAAACACATTAATTCATGCGACGGACTCTACCATCAGCGAATTTATAATGAATATTATAAAATTATTAAAAATATCGCCAAATAAATTCTCGATTATTTTAGACGGCAAAATTAATAAATATTTTTCGGGCTTGGACACATTTATTACAACTCTTAATACTGTGTTCATACAAACAGATATTATGCAGAACACTGAGCATCCCTGGAATGAAATCTTTATAAGTATAGCATACTTGTTTTTGAATATAAATATTGTAGAATTTAATCATGCGGCTGATATTAATTTAATACTTCCTAATTTTATATCAAATCGCGACCAGTTTTTATCTAAGGAGTTCAAGCATATCATAATTTTAAAGAAAAACAATAAAATATTTCCCATATATTTACTGAATACCGATGTGTTTTTTAAAGTTAAAATGTTTACCAAGAAAATATTTGAGTATGATGATAGTATTATTATTTTGATTAGTAAACTGCTGGATCATCATTTCAATGAAAAAATAAAGAAAAATGTTGTCGAAAACGTAAACTTGATTACTATTAAAAAATTCACAATCGATAATAAATATAAAATATCTAAATTATTTATTAATACGGCAAACGCGTGTTATTATATACATTTAAAATCGAATGGAGATATATATATACCGGTGGAATCATCGCACTATATTAAGTCTGATGTATTGGATATTAGTTATGATGTATTTTCGAGAAAGAAATATCCAATGTCTATAGAAGCCATGATTCAATTTATTAAAGATTTCAACCATTGGATAGCCGTTGAATCTGAGAAAGAGGGTCTGTTAAATTTAAGCGCCGATATAAAGCTGCCATTGGAGGCTCGCGTGTATCCGCTGTATCCTTATATAGAAATAACCAATTGGCTTGTATTGGAATCGCCCGCTAAAGATATAACGCCAACCAGTAAAGTAATTGGGTTTGTGTCAAATAATCTTTACTATTATATTAAAGACATAACATTAGCTCAGGCAACAAAAATTAAAAATGTTAAATCTATGCAGATTTTTTACGACCCGGATATTATTAATACACAAATATTAAATAAAACAACGGCCGTGCGTGACGACCGCTCAATAAAAATAGGTAAGAGTATATATAATAGCAATCTGTATCAATTATTTCTATTGGAATTTATGACGTTATTTAGTAAAAGCAAAAATACGGGCATTAGGCAGAAACTAAAAAAAATGCTACTTGGAAATATTAACAAAGATTTTGAATTGATTATGAAAGACATCGGTACAATGATTTGCAATTGCGATGACTATAATAAAGTTAAAGTAATAATATGCGAATTCGTAACTAATCATCACGATAAAAATATACTGATGAGCGAGATAGATGATACTAATTTTGTATTTGACCGAGAAACATTTGAAGCTATCAAAAAACTACCGCATGATAAGCTTTACAAGGAGCTGGAGCAACTATCTAAAAAAATATTTGAAATCGGCGACGTAGACAAAATAAAAGACTTTGAGTTTCCAAATATGTTTACGTCATGTCAAGATAAAATAGGGCAATATTGTAAAAACAATAAGTTATTAATTAGTAAAACTAAACTGGCCGATTTATTAGATATAATGACATCGGATATATTAAATCCGGTTAAAGAGAAATGGTTATTTAGTTCGCTATTTAATGGAAACTTTATTTCTTATTTTAGATTTATAAAGCGATTAGATGAAAATATAACAATTACAATAGAATAAAAAAATGATAAATTAAGAGCTATATTAAGTCCGTTGAGACGCAGAATTTTGAGATATGTCGAACATGTCAGCGATTGAGATTGCAACCAAGCTTCCCAAGTGTTTAGTCAAAATTATTGTTGAGCTAACGAAACCATGCATATGTATTTGCGGTCATGAAAGTCTGTTTGGAGACTGTCCGTTTCTGGCGTCGGGTGCGCATACAGAAACATCATCACAATGCACGGGATGCGGCACTGATGATGACCATCACTATTGTTTTTGCCCGGTTCATCCTTACAAGTGCAAGGAATGTCGCTATCACACTGGAAATCATGAGTGGGATTGTCCATTGAACCCTTTGTTCGGCGCAAGGATTGTGAGTGTGGCAAGAGGCCAGAGTGAGGGCGAGAGTGGCAAGAGGCCAGAGTGAGGGCGAGAGTGGCAAGAGGCCAGAGTGAGGTGTAGGTGCAGTAGGTATAGTTATAGGCCCAGCATATGGCGATTGTGCAGTAGGTATAGTTATAGGCCCAGCATATGGCGATTGTGCAGTAGGTATAGAGACTTCCAAAAAAATTGAGCCCGTCGCTCTTTTTTTGAAAGGTGTTTACTTTGAATTTTTCTGATTATCTTAAATTAATGTATCCATTCATTCTAAACATTCGGGAATACTTTTATAAAAAATTGAATATATATACTATAGTTAAGCCTGCCTTGAGAAAAAAATGAGTGTTACACCAGCATGTCGAATTGAAAGTGCAGGCCCCGTTCGGGATGCTTTATTAAACATTATTGGCATTACTGCAATCATCTCAGGGATTTTTCTATGAGACAGCATTATGGTCGCGCGCAAAGCAAACTATTCTTTATGACCAAGGTCGATACGAAGACGTGCAGCAATTTGAAACGATTGCTGAATTAGTTGCCGAGGTTATGCGCGTATTGATTGCCTAGGCAGTTATTGTAAATAAGTATTTTTTTTTTACAGCGATTCATTCTAAAAATTGAAACTTAATTTATATATATTATACAATGACAAGTGTTTTATCTATCGATTCTTTGCATGGGTCTGTTATTAATTATGAACAAATTAAGAACATGCCCTCAAGAAATGCATTTTTAGATCAATCTACGTATAAAGAAACTAATGAACTTATATCAAAAAATAAAACATTATTATTTATGCCAAATTCAATACACGAAATGCATTTACAGGACGCTAAGTTTGACACGGCAAAATATAAGATAGTGTTATTTGGTATATTATTAGATGGCAGGCGCGCGACTGTTGTTCTTAATGATTTGAAACCTTATTTTGAAGTTGTTATTAATGAAAGTACTGAGGCTCTTAATATTTATAATAAACTTAAACAAACCAAATATGCATGCCCGATAAGCTTTGATATTATTAAAGGTAAACAGTTTGATGGCTACAGTAAAGAAAGGAAAACATTTGCCCGAATTTATTTTGATAAACTAAAAATGCGAAACGAAGCTATTAAATTTGTTAAATCGCAAGGTATGTCTACTACGTCAGATGATTCCAGTTGTTATTATAGGGTTATCTGTCGTGATTATATGACTACTTTTAGTTCGTGGGTTAATATTAGCAATTATAATGTTAAAACTTATACGGGTATTCGCGGTGCTGTATATGACGTAAGTATCAATGATTATAAAGTATATGAAGGTGACGTAACTGAAAACCCACAGCTTGCAAAAGATAATAGCATGAGTATGGCCTGGGATATTGAAACATATAGCCCCGATGGCGATATTCCTTTACCGGACAATCCGCTGCATCGCTTGTTTATGTTAAGTGCAACATTTCAGTGGTATCATTCTGATAAGCAATTATTGCGTGTTTGTTTGGTTGAGCATCCATGTAATGCACGCCCAGGTTATTTGATTATAGTTTGCGGCGATGAAAAGAAAATTATTAAAGCATTTGGTAAGCTGGCATTTAAGATGAAGCCTGAGTTTAACTTGGGTTTTAATGATTCTGAATACGATTGGCCATGGGTTGTTAAGAGGGCTGCGTCGTATGCCGGCGTACTGCCGTTCTTGGCCGAATGCTTCGATTCAACATCGCCATGGAAAAACTATGACGAAGTTGATATTATGCGATATAATTTCAAGAAAGAAAAAATTAAGCTGGAAGCTGATGCCTATGCCGAGGGAAGCACACTGGTACTGCCTGGTTATATTAATATAGATGTGCGAACCGTGTTTAGGCAGTTATATCCGACCTCTGAAAAATCCAATCTTAATTTCTATTTATCTTTAAATAAGTTAGATTCTAAAAAAGATATGCCGTATCAGGAATTGTTTAGTATTTATAGGCAGATGGGAATTACTTTTAATAAACGAACTATTATACAATCTATATTATCAAAACACAAGATTAATAGCGCGGCTGTGTTGCGGTATTATGATGAATATGAAAGCCTTAAAGAAAAAATGGCCGATATCGCCGAATATTGCGTTGTAGACTCGCAAAGGTGTCATGAACTGATGAAAATTAGGTCGGTAGTTACAGATAAGCGCGAGGTATCTAATTTATCATATACATCCGTTTTCGATTCTTTCTATAGGGCCAATGGCATGAAAGTTCGCAACTTGGTAATTGCAAGAGGCCAAAAACGCGGTATTAAATTCTCTAACGTCGCAAAGTTCGATAGCGAGGAAGGCAAATATCCGGGGGCTTATGTATTTCCGCCTAAAAAAGGATTGGTCACAAGTAAGCTATCAATACATGAATTGATTGAAAATGCGCGCGAATTGGCGGACGGCGATTCAAAATTACGGTCTGAATGGGCGTCTGTTACCGATGATGAAATTGCATTGTATATCAAAATAATTTCTGAAAACAAATCTATTATGTCCGATAAAGAAATTGATATGCTTGTCACACAAGTGCCTAATTTAAGAAAATGCTTTCTTGATTTCTTGGCGCTGCCAACTGGTCGGCCCATCACGGGTCTTGATTTTAGTAGTCTGTATCCGTCTTTGATGATGACTTACAACTTATCGCCGGAATATATCATTAAAGATATCAAGGAAGCAAAGGAAGCCATAAATGAAGGGCATACACTGCACAAAATAAAATTTATGTTCAATAACAAATGGGTTCGCGGTTGGTCTATTAGACATGACAATAAACTCGATGTGAATGATAAGGACTGTAAATTTGGTATTTATCCTATGATATTAAAAGATTTATTCGATTCGCGCAGCCTGCTAAAGAAACGACTTCAGAAATGGGAACATGAAAAAGAGCGGCTTAACATGCTGAGCGCCGATGAATTTAATCAGCCGCATATCAAAGAAGAATATGATAATGTTAATTTTAATTATAATTACTTGGATTCAAAACAAAAGGCTTTAAAAGTATTTATGAACACATTCTATGGCGAAACGGGCAATAAGAATTCACCATTCTTTGTTCTGCAGTTGGCGGGGGCTATTACTTCATCGGGGCAAGACAATATTAAAATGGTTCAAAAATATGTAGAAGATGAGGGTTGCAACGTGTATTATGGTGACACGGACAGTATATACAGCGCCATGCCTGAAAAACATTTTATTGAATTAGATAAAATGTATTATACGGGGCAAATCGACAAACTAAAATATTGGGAAGAGATGGTAAACATAACATTTCGTGAAATTGCAATTATTAATGATGCTGTGAACGTTATGTTAATTAATGACAATGGCACTAAATTTCTGAAGATGGCTTTTGAAGAGAGTTTATTTCCGGTGGCGTTTCTGGCAAAAAAGAAATATTATGGCATACCACATATTTCACAGCCAAACTTTCAACCTAAGGACTTATTTGTGCGGGGCTTGGAAGTAAAAAAGCGAGGTGTATCTGAATTTCTCCGCAAGGTATGTTTTGATATAATGTGGGATTCAGTAAAGGTATCTAATATATATAGTTTGATGGAGCTTGTTAATAGAAAGATTGATTATATTTATTCTAAGAAATGGGATTTCGATGACTTTATTATGACCGATATATTCAAGCCCAATAAAAACAATATTAAAATTCATACATTTGTGCGGCGCATGATTTCTGAAAATATTGTAGTAAAGCCATTTGAGCGATTTCAATATGTTATTGTTAAAAAGAATCCGTATACTTACGACACGCGCGGGCGAAAGCAGGATATATCGATTGGCGATAAAATGGAGCTTTATGAAGTTGCCACAAAAAATAAATTAGATATCGATTTAGATTATTATATGAAAGGCAGTATCAATGGCCAATTGGCTCGACTGGTAACATATGCGGATACCTTTCACACAGAGCCGTTAGATGACAGCGTTGATGAACTAAAGATTGCTGAAGATAAGACGTATAACAATGCATGTAAGTATATAGAAAACTATTGCGATAAGTATTATGCTAAATACAGCAGCAAGGGCAAGATATATCAAAAAATATTTAAGGTCGCAAATAATATTATCAAGGAGAAGCTAAACGAGTTCTGTAGCCCAGAGGCTGTTAATATACTTGCTAACTATGATATCGAAAACATAGAGAAATGGTTATTTGAGAAAGCAGAAAAGGATGCTATGAAATCCAATATGGGGCATGGTGCGCGACACATCAACAATCTTATTAAGGACTTAGATGACGAAGCAAAGCATAAAAAAATACAGGAGTTGCAAAATATGTACTTTGCAAATAGACAAAATAACTTGTCAAGTATGCATAAAAAAATCTTTGAAGATAGAAATGCCGTATTAAAAAGGCAGGTGAGCGATAACATGAAAAACCTGATAGCTATTCTGAATCATCATTCTGGCATGATTAATGTAGTACAAGAAAAGATTAAGAAATCTTTAGACATTGGTAATTTATTTAATGGGATTTCTGAAGAAGTTCCTGATTTTGATAGCTTGGCTGCGGACCTGGATAATTCGGAATTAGATGCGATTGCGCGGCGGGAGATAAATAATTTGAGTAATAATAAAATGTTAGTGGAATCTATGAATAAGCTTAGATATATTTACATTAATATATTATGTAACTACAACTTTATTCAGAAGACCAATTTGGTGGCTGATTACTTGGTGCAGTGTAGAAACAATACTATTAGTTTGAAACCGAGGCCGAAAAATTTTGATGTTAAGAAAACTATCAAAAACAATGTCGATGACATTATATTGGAGTTAAAAGCTGATAAAAAATAATTTATAGAAAATAATTTCTTTATTTAATATATTTTTTTTAAATTATATAATATATTAATATAATACATAAAAATCAAAATGTCAGAGTTTGATGAAATGCTTTCTGGAATCATTATAGTTCTTTTGATGTTCGTTGTTTGGACTTGGTATAGCAAGTCAAAGAGTTGCGATGACAGTAGTTTTAAGTTAGCATGCGGTTGCCGCGGGCGCACGTGCCGATGCCGCGGATATATACAAACTCGGCGGCCGGGGCCTGCGCGACCTACATGCGGGGCTAGGCGAGTAAAAACTATGAATCGCGAAAGTGAAGGATACGAAGATAATGTTAACTATGGAACTGACGAGAAATCGGCTGAAGACCACGTTACTGAAAGAGCCCCCATGAACTTGGGTTCGGTTCTTATAGGCGGCGGCTATCAGGAATCTACTAAAAAGATGGCACTTGAGGATGCTGTTGGCGATTCGCATCAGCGTTGGTGCGATAGTTTAAATTTTAATGGGTTGGCCACGGGCGCTAGTTCATGCACAACGCTTGAAGAAACGGGTAGGTCGTATGGTACGGCTGATTTCGTTGGTCTTACGGCCAGGAAATTCTGCAAAGCCCGTCAGTTGGCTACGCCTGCCGACGATGTCCGCACTACGCCATCTCAAAATATTACTGAATGGTGTGGAATTGAAATGAATTCTATTATCTAAGTATATATATGAGTGTAAAACTATACGGATATCTTGTGGAAATAAATTCTAATAAAATGAAGTTGATGTTTTGCCCAGATTATAATGGCACATCTATTGATTTTACTAAATCTTTTTTGTTAAATAAAGAAAAAACCATTAATGGGGCGAGCCCTGTATCTGATAACTATTTTTATGTAAAATGTAATAATGTTTTAGTTGGGCAGTTTGAAACTGAGTTTAAGCCCATTGAAGATTTTATACAGCATACCGTTGAGTGTACAGTAAAAATTAAAACATATAACTTTAAAGATAAAACAAAGCAACTTATTGGTTGGAATATAAATTTATTAAATATAAAGCTTTATAGTATGTAGTTAAATTTGAAATTTAATATAGTGAAATTATAATGAGTCTTGTGCGATATGATTCTAAACTTGAATTGGAACCTTTTGGCTTTGATAATATGGGGGCTACATGTTATTTTAATGCTGTATTACAATCTTTACTTAGTTGCACCTCCTTTATATCTGAATTATTAAAAAATGACTATAGTAAGAACCCGGTTACGCGCGAGCTTACAAATCTTGTTAAAACAGCGATTGATTCGCAGTCGTCAGGAATTAGTTCAATGAGCCCAAAGATATGGCGTGAAATGGTGCGCGTACTACGTAAAACTACTAATATAGCGCGGTTTAATGGACAGCAGTGCGCGGCCGAAGGATTGCATAGATTACTTGAGTCGTTTGACGAATTTAATGAATTGCAAAACTTGTTCTTTCATAGATATAAATCTATGGTATATTGTTTTGAATGTAAAAAAGTAGTGTCGACTATAGATGCCATAAATAATACGTTTGAAGTAGAGCCGACTTTGCAAAGTGAGCAGCTTGAAAAATTTAAGAATTTAGAAACAAAAAAGAACATGAATCAATACTTGTCCAACAATACGGGCTATGTTGAAGATTTTAAATGCCCCGGTTGCAAAAATTCTGATGAAAAATATAAAGTAAATCAGCTAACTATGGTTCCGGAAATATTGGCTGTGTTATCTAAGAAATATAATAAAGAAACTAAGTTGGATATATATACTGAGTTTCCTAAAACATTGGAGTTTAATGGAACTGATGGTTTGCTCAAATATGAAGCGGTTTCTCAGATTGAACATTCAGGCAACTTAACTGGTGGTCATTACTGGGCCGTTTCCAAGCGGCGCGACGGATGGTATACATTAAATGATAACAGCGTTTCTAAGTCGGAGTTTAATCCTACAAAAAATACATATATCGTATTCTATCACTTGGTTTGAGGTTAAAAAAAAATTAAATTATTTATTCTCGTTTAACGCATCATTTTTTTTTGATTCATTCGCGTTTAACGCATCATTTCTATTCGCGTTTAAAATCATCATTCATTCGCGTTTAACGCATCATTTCTATTCGCGTTTAACGCATCATTATCATCATTTTTTTTTGCCATTCATTCGCGTTTAACGCATCATTCATTCGATTTAAAATCATCATTATCATTTTTTATTCAAAGTCTTCAATTCGGTATTTGCGGTTGCTTTCGTATTCGGTTACGCTTTCGTGCAGGGCGTCGCTTTTATGAACAATGGGGTCGCTCATCCAAGTAAGTTGGTCTCGCATCAGAAGACGCATAACACGCTGCAGGTGGACGAACCATTCGATGTATCTAACAAGAGATGTCTGGTATCTATGAAATCCAGTTTGGTGCCAATATCCAACCATACTTGCAATTGGACCGCCTGCTACAATAACCGCAGCAGGTATTGTTGTTAAATTAACAGACTTGACATTATTAGTTTTATGGCGATTGGAGTTGGTTGGAACTGTATTATCCATATATGTCATTTCTGTGTATCCTAAATTTAATATATCATTTGTATATTTGTTAGCTTGACGCATAACAAGTAATATGGCTGCTACTGCTGCTGCTGCTCCTGCTGCTCCTGCTCCTGCTAATGCTGCTGCTGCTACTGCTGGTAAATTTATTTTGTCATGAATAAATCCACCAATAGTATTAGCTACATTTGGAAACACTACGTTAAAATCAGCTCTTAACTTATTTAATCTTGCAGCTGTAATAACACCATTACGGGCGTTAGCTTTACTAGGAGGACCACCAATAGCCGCAGCTATCACACCGTCTATCGCTTTAGTTATTTCTGATTCTGTTATGTCAGTCTGTATGAAGTTAAAGCATTTAACCGCAATCATTGCATAATATAAGTCTACACATTCATTGTAAGTTGTTTGTTTGTTAACGCCAAATGTATTATTTGCCGTATTATCATAGCATATTTTTAATGTAATGGTGCTGATTATTTCAACTATATGTGATAACAAAACTGGATCTGACAAGAATTCATCTTTGTTTGCAACGTTGCCGTATTGCATTGTGCGCGCCATATTTGCGTTGTGAACATTGAAATCCTGGTCTTTCATAAAGTTGTTGATATTTCCTTGAGGTTGAACTGAATATAAGCTATTTAGTAAAACCTTGTTCCATAGTTGGTCGCTTAAATATTTAGGGCGATTAAGAGAAAGAGAGTCATTTCCAGCCATTAGCTTCCATATGTTGTTAACGTAATCTTTCATGTAGCGAACGCCCGACGGCTCAATCAAGATGCGGACTAATGCGTCTTCTGGATAATATCCTATCTTTGGTATTTGAGGCATACCGCGCGCTACGTCTTCCACTATATCTAAGCTGCTTCCAGTTTCTGAAAGCGTAATTTGAGTAAGAGACCGCGACCTAGTTTCGACACCAATAAATTGCTTAATCATGTGGTCAAAGGTGTACGAATAGTTAAATATATTAACAAATGCAACTTCGCGCTGCAAAGCGTGGAAATTAATCGGAACTATGTTAGCATCTAATATATTGTATATACGCAGGGAAGCTCTGTCTTGATTGTGTAAATGTTCTGGGAGGCTTGTGTCTAATATACACCTAAGCATTCTATATAAGGATTGTTTGTAGTTATCATTTTCAGTTAATAACAGAACATTGTTAGCATTGCGGAAGAATTCATCATTTGTTTTGATTAACCCGTCGTTATAATCTTTGTCAGTTATTGAATGCCGAGCCGTTTGGCATGATAGATGTTGCAGAACATTAAGTCTTTTGTTTGTTTTAGTTTTGTGGTTTACAGTGTTCGCCGCAACAAAGTAAAAGTTAGTAAGTTTATCTAAGTCATTATTGACCAAATAAGTCTTGTGATATATGTAATCAGTTGCGAATCTTAACAGATATGTTGAATTGATAAATGAGTCTACTATCTTGCGTTTATCATATGATGCGGCACCTCCAACCTTTGCATTGTAAGTATCCAAAATACTTAATATACCAGGTGCTAATTCTATATTGGGCTCACTGCTATCGGATAACAAACCGCGTGTACCATACGCGAACTTAAATTCTTCGGAGCCAGCCCCTATGTCTTTATGCGGAATTAAGCCGCGGCATGTGTGATATTGATAACGGTTATCAACCATGCCGGCAGGAGGGGTTCCAGCAGCCGGGCTTATAATTGGCTCAACTAATACTGATATTTCTTTTGCTATATCGTGCATTGCAGCAATTCGTTGACTACTTGTGGACTGATTCCCGTTAGCCCAGACCATAACAATAGCTGCTTGTGCTATAAAGAGTGAACGCGGTCGGTTGGCATCAGCAGCTCCAAATAATGCAAATTGAATGTTATGAGATGCATGAAAATGAGCTATACCAGCACCATTAAACCTTGTACACGCATTTCGAACTTGTTCTTGTATAGCGGCAGGGTTTTCATTATACGTATGACTAAGAGCGCCTACAACTAATATCGCTAACATTTTAACGGTCTCATCATGTAGGTCTGTTCTGAATGCATTCAAACCAGAAAGACCAGCAGCAGCGGGAGCATCAACATCATGAGTAGCAAGTTTTTTATATACAGTTATTAAATATTTAATTCCATAATCGGGTATGCTAATATTAGTATTTGTATTTATCAAAGATTTTAAATTTTTCATAAATGCTCGTGCTGATGCTGTGTATGCAATACCAACAGCACCACTAACATTTAACGCAGCAGCATACCGAGCAGCAGCAACAATAGCAACAGCACCAGCAGCACCAGCACCAGCACCAGCAATACGAGCATTATCAGCAGCAGAACCAGCAGCAGCAGCAACAATAGCAGCAGCACCAGCAGCAACAACAGCATTAGTAACAATAGTATTAAAAGGCTGACCAGCATTATAAGCATTATCAGCAGCATTAGCAGCAGCAATAGCACCAACAACACCAGCAACACCAGCAACACCAGCAACACCAGCAGCGGCAGCAATAACAGCAGCAAAAGCAGGATTAGCAGCACCAAGACCAGCAGCAGCAGCAGCATTAGCAGCAACAGCACCAACAGCAGCATCAAAATCAGTAGCATCAAAACCAACAACAATAAGAGCATTACGAGCACCAGCAGCATCAAGAGCAGCACCAGCAGCGTTAGCAGCGGCACCAACAGCACCAACAGCAACAGCAGCAGCAGCACCAGCAGCAGCAGCAACACCAGCAGCAGCAACAAAAGCATCAACACCACCAGCACCAGCAGGCGTGTCAGAAACTGCTGCTACATTAAGAACCGTTAAAATGTCTACCATCTCCGTAATCGTAGCGCCGCCCACAACATTACCACCGTACACATGATTATCAATTTTATCACGTTCTGCATCGTTTGGTTTATCAGCAGTAGATAATAAACTATGTTGGTTGTTTAGTAAATAAGAAACTTGAGACAGAGGCATCAATGGTAATGCATTGTTGCGATTTTTGTAATCAGAAATTGAGTTTTGATACGTTTCAAAATATAGTGGGATATCGGCAAGTTCTTTATATACGCTCTTGACGCATGAATGCAGCGATTTGGCGCATGATGAAATACTCGTCAGCATAGTAATCAGATGGCTTTTGCTGTCGGCTTCATTGCCATTAGCGTCTGCATCGCGTAAAGTTAAAGCAACGCCATCGGTTTCAACTTTACTAAATGGAACGCCTGATGCGTAACAGCAGCAACAGCTGGTCCGGGTACTGTTCCTTTTACCTTTAACGGAGTGCTTTCTAACAGTGACTTGATTAAATCTGCTTGTGACACCAAAATATTAAGCTGTTTCTCAAAAATAGGAAGATATGCGGTCATAAGGTCTTTCATGTAATCGGAAATATTAAGCAGATTAGCTTCGGCATTCATTAAGATGCTGACTGAAGTAATGCCCGATTTTTTATCGGTAACGATATTTCTAATCGAGCGAGCCAAAGTTGCAAACAGAACCGATCGCGAATCAGTCTCGTACCTAGGGAACGCTGCATATCCTGTAAATGGAACCACTGCTTTTGATAATAGTGGTAAGAATATAACTAAAGAATCAACAGCTATATTTATTTGGGCCTGGATGCCAACAGCAGCAATAGCTACCAGTGCACGCAAAGCCTGTGCACTTCTATTATTAGCAACGGCGGCATTAATAGTTGCCCAGTTAGCAGCGGCACCAACAGCGGCAAATCCTGCAACATCACCAAATGTGGTACCAGCAACAATAGCATTACCTGTTACAGCAGTACCAACTGCATCAAGAGCATTAAGCACCAATACTGCCTGAGCCCGAAGATCAACAATATTAGCTCTAGAATTATTTAATCTTATTAATTTAAACGACTCGGTAAATACTGTAGTTATCGCATTGTATTGAGGCTGTGTTATTCTAATATCATAAATTCTAGATATATCATCAATGGCGCCTCCTTTCATAATTTCACGAGCATTGGGCCCGTTGGCAAACTTTTCTAATAAAGGCAGATATATCTTGCCGCTTGTGTTATCAGTAAACATATTAATATAATGATAAATCAATCTATTAAGCTTGAACACTAATCCTAAATGACCTTCTTGACCGTCTGCTTCGAATGGTCTTGTTTGTCCATAAGCTATACCAAAACAATCTTTTTTATCGTCATAATCATAAATTCCTGTAAATCCAAAAGATCCATCATAATTATTTGAATTAAATGCATCTCTGTAAATTTCAACAGGGTCACCATTTATCTTTGTAAAATCCGGAACTCCCTTTAATAATTCATCGCTTACTGATTTAGGAACTCGGCTATCAATTATAGCAGATTGCCGAGTAATACCTGTTTTATTAATAGGAAATTTAGTCCATGCATTGTCTGTTTTAATGTTTCTGGGTTTAAATGTATACAAGGGTTTTATGGTGTTTGAGCCACCACCTGCAACAAGTGTTCCATCATCTTGTCTTGTATATAATTCCTGGTCCCAGTATGTTAGTTTTGCTAATAAATTTCGGTTAGTCTTTGCGAGCGCATCTTTCGCAACGAATGCCCAAATGCTTTTAAGCGCCGTATTTGCATCCGAAAGGCCACCGCCATATTTGTTCTTGATTAACCTATCTACAAAGTGTTCCTTAAGGTAAAACAAAGATACAACATTGGGGTTAGATGGCTCGTGAGATGCTGGCGTTCTATCTGATAATGTAAATTCATCCTGCTCACTGTTTTCATATTTTGAAATAATTTCATGCGGTATAATTTTGCGGAATTTAGTCATAGAATCGCTAACATTTTCAAGTAATTCAACAACATACTTTTCTAAGTTTTTAAAGCTTAGCATAGGATAACGCGATTTGCCATCTCCGCTAAAGTAAAGCTCAACCATAGGATTTTTATCACATGTAAGATACATAAGATGATTTATAGTATCCTCTAACAAATTAGATTCTGCAAGGCCTGCTGGTAGTGCTGCTCCTCCTACCGGTAATACTGGTAAATACCTTGTGTAATCGGCAGCTGCAAAGTATAGATATGTACGGTTAGAGCTGGTTGCTCCTGGGCCTATGCCTCTATATTTATCATTGCCCGGTAAAGCCTTTAGTTTTTGAAGACAGTCATTTATAACTACAGCATTTGCACCATCTAAATGTAAACTATTTGCAAAACGGTTGAAATCGTTAATCATTTTGTAAACCGTGTATAATATTGTAAGTGGATTAATAACAGTTTCGTGAAACATAAGCATAGCGTCATAATCAACATCGGAATAACGTTCTACACCCAAAATAGTGCTGCGAACAATAGCATATTTTTTAGATTCAGAATCGGATTCTTTAATACGCTTAACAGTTTGTCTAATCAAATCATCAACGCCAGCATATTTAAGACCCAGCGTATCGAACGTATCGCCGAGTTGCGTTTTATTAGACAAGGAACCGCCAGCTTTTAAATCAAGAGCCATTTCAACTCGCTCGCGGAATTCACGTATTTGCTCCCTAAAGTGTTTTACTGAAATCTTGGACCTACCATTAAATCTATATGATTCCGATACAAATTTATCAGATGGCGCTGCTTTTCTAGAAAATTCATCCTTACTATTTAAAATATCATAATCAACGTTTTCATCTTCAGCATATGATTCATCTTTCAACCCGGCATCTCTTTCCGTAATATAATTATTAATTTCTTGGCGCTTAACTAAACCATATCGAAGATTAACTTCAGCAACAAAGTTTTCTAGAACCTTTGTGCAAGTCTCGCTGTGATATTTGGGCTTGTAGTGTGTATAAATATCATTGATGCTTGCAATAAGGTCTCGTGAGAACGTATCGGTATACCCACCATCGGTAACATTGGCGGCGTCTACGAATACAGTCTTTACGAAATCAGCCCAAATGCCATCAAAACTAGGAATCATGGATACTATAATATCAGAGGTAGTTGCGGCATTTGATTTGAAGTTAAACAATTCGCGATACCACTCACCTAATAGAGTCAATCTAATATATAATTCAACCGCGTCGGGAATAATCTTTATGTCATTTCCAGAGGCGCCACCCATTATTTGGCGAAGCTGTGAATTTGCGAGCGACCTATTATTGGCAAAATCTTTTGCCGGTCTGTTATACAAAGAGTAAGAGCCAACAACAGTAAACACCTTGCTAATCATGGATTTAACGCTCATTTCAAATATATCATCAGTGGTCAAATACCCATTATTTAATTCAAGTGGGTCAAAATAGTGTACGTTAAGATATTTACCACGAGCCGGTTTAAGAAACGCAGTTGTTATTTCGGTTCCATTTCGCGTGACAACCCATTCACTGTAGGTTGAATCTCGTGCATTATGTATTGGCATTCGACCCAAAGCAACGCTGGTTGCAACCGTATACTTCATAAATGCTTTAAATATCAGTCCGGGCGACATAAACGTATGAATGTCATCACCAGATGTTTTATTACTAAGCTTTGAAAACGTGGAAATAATATTTTCTAACGCGCGCATGCTTTTAATAGATTTTTCAATTCGAATAAAGAATTCCTTTGCTTTAGCACGAGTGTCTAATACAACGCCTTTCATCCAATCACCTGGAGATTCTCCATCGCCATCAAGAAACTCGTAATAGTGGCTGGATAAGCTTGTGGGTTGATCAGATAATAAAAATCGCGCGGGTGAATTTGCCGCACCAGCTCTATCACTTTTAAATGATTCAAACACATAAACTAAATTGTCTCCGGACTTATCAGTGAACCATTTGGAAACTATCTCAACCTGGTCTAATAGTCGCACAAAATCCTTTATATCATCTGGATTCATTTGGATATTCTTTGTAAATTTACTAAGATATAAATCAATGGCCTGTGCCGCTTCAATCATCTCAACCTTGGCCGTTCGCATATATTCTAACACAAATTGATATGATTCCCATTGATCCTTTTGGGTCGCAGGCGTGCCGGCGCTGTCAATTCGCGCCTTTACTTGGCATGATAAATTAGGAATTGCACCAAAGGCGCCATAATCAGCTTTGCTCGTTACTTTGGAAAACGATGCGTCGTCGCAAGTAAGCATCTTGTATCGTGAGTTGATGGCATCAATAATCATACCACAGTCCTCACCCAAAATGTTTTCGTAATCTTTGGTGTAGTCGTCTTGTTGGGCTGCAGAAACAGACAGGTTCGTCTTAATATTTGCAATCTTGTAGTAGTATTCAACTTCACGAATGGCCTTCTTCATGGTAACTAAATACTTAAAGTCATCGTCAGAGCCTCCCATAGCATCTGCATCTGAATCAGCACCAGTGGCATCTGCAGCAACTGCAGCATCTGCATCTGAATCAGCACCGCCTTGGTGTTCTGAGGAATAAATTCCACTCATAGAATTAAAGCCGCCTAAATGGCTTTCCATTCCGGCAATTGTGTTAATATTGCCACCTTTCTTGTCAGTCTCATAACTGCGGTCCGCATCAACGTGGACTTCAGATAACGCTTTAGTAAACGTGCTATTGAAATCATCAATAACCTTGATTAGCTTAGAAATGCTGGCATCTAAATTCTTAAAATATATATTGTTATTATCAACAGCGGCTGATTTGGACGCATCTTTTAGTGTTTCCAAAGACTTGATAAAATCATGCTTAACATACTCCGATTTAACATCTTTTCGGTATCCGCTCAAGGCCTTGTGTAAATCCTTGCGGTCCGGCTGTACGCCACTGAAATAGCCGAGCTGGCGTATAAACAAGCGGAGCGAGTCGGTAATCTTGATTTCGCCACCAATCTTTTTACCTACCTTGTATAGGTCCGTGATAATAACGTTATAGCAGTCCCTAATTTGCTGATTTAGCGAACTAAACAGCTTTTCGCGGTAAACCGATTGCTTATGCAGAGTACGTCCAACGGATCGCTTGTCTGCGTGGTTTCGCCCTTTGAAGACGCTGTCTCGGTCGCGATACAGAGAATCGCTAACCATATCGGCGAATCCCATGCCATCATCACCACCGGCGTAATCGTTGCCTGCATCGCTTTCATAGCCGCCTTTCTTACTCAACTCCTTTGCGATATCTTCATGCGAAAGGTCGTTTCGGTATAAAATATCGGATGCAATCATAAGTTTGTTTAATTCTTTGCTATTTGGCTTCTTGCTAACTAATTTATCATATATTTTGCTTCGCAAATCCTTGATGTTTTTAGTGTTCTTGTACTCGGAAACACTCATTCCGAGCTGCTTAAGAGCCTTGTCAACTAAGTAAGCGGCATGCGAAACGCTGCTGGTTCCGCTCATCATGGAACTCAACTTATCAGTAAACTCACGCGAACCAGTCATGGAACGCAAATCGTCGGTAAGCCCAGGCATTGCCTTATGTTCTTCCAGCAGATTAATCAAAGAGCTGCCAACCGGCCCAATAACACCGCCCGAGAGATTGGCCAAATATGCGTGCTGTCGGTGAATTTCGCGCGACAAGGCCTCGTACGCGTCCTTAATTATGCCATATTCGGCCGGCGAATTATCCTTGAGCTCATCAATAAGTTTCTTGTGGGCGTTATCCAAATAGTCTTGCAGAACAGTTAAATTCCTAATAATTCGCGTCATGTCGCCAGCAACCGTAATAAACTCGCTGTGAAGCCCGGTAAACAAAGAATACAAGAGCTCAGAAATGCTTTGGCAAATATGCTCGGAAGTGTCATTAACATTAATAATTTCCATAGCATAAGTTTTGTTAATGGCCTCGGCAATCTTTTTGCATACATCGGTGTGGATTTTCTTGTCAATCTTAATTTTGCGACCCTTGCGTGGATTAGGCACAACTTTCTCAAATTTTTCAATAATATCCTTTAAATCGGCCGAATCTGCAAAACTGGAACTAATTTTCAGAATACCAGCGACTTCCTTTGCAATAGACCTAATCAAATGTTCTTTTGCATTCGAAAATAATGAATTTCCATAGTGTTCCAGCGAGTCATAGCCGCCGATTGCACCACCTGTAATACATCCACCGACCCCACTTAAACCGCCTAGATATCCGCCGAAAGTTGAGCTCATTGTATATTTTATATTATATATAAAAATAATGATAGTTTTAAAATAAAAATATTAATTATCTTTTTTATGAAAAAATAAAAGTTTATTTAGAATTATATAATAAATTATTAAGATGCCTCCTAAAAATCAAGTAAAAAAGTTTTGTTCTATATCTAAGTATATTCAGCAAAATGATAAAGAGTTTTATCAAGCACTTGATGATCTGTGCCTGTTTGGACTATTCCGACCGCGAGGTAATGGAGTTACATTTATGTACCCTGACAAAGATTATCGTAAAAAAATAGTAAAAGAAGCATACTCGGACAGCCCCGAATCCGCGGTCGAAATGGTTCGAAATCTCGTATTGCTTGATTTTCTGCCTAACCATCTGGATTTTGACAAAAAAACAATCGCCACGGCACTGCACAAAAAACTCGAAGTTGAGAGCGCCGAAAAAGATCATGTTACTCTTAAGAGCAAACACAAGATTGTAAAAGAAACTAAATTCATAACACTGCGCAACAACGACCCGGTCGCATTATATCTATTAACCGGCAAAGGCATACTGCCTGTGTCCACCGAGCGTGTCGACACACGATTAGAAGACCGAAACCATCAAGAAAAAGAGGGCGGTGTTGAATTTAATTTAGCAGCTCTAACCAAATTTATTGAAGATAATTTTAAATTGCACCCACATATATATCAAGCTGTAATGGGTTTATTTTATGAATGTTTAGTTGAGAACTATGATTCGCATAAATCCGTAATAGATGAAATATATTATTATGTGGGACCATCAGCACTTGCTTCTTATTATATAATAATTGCCGGAAGCAGTGACATAGGTCCTATAAATGGCGTAGAACATTTATTATCAGAATTAGGATTCTGTAATTTACCAAAGTTAACAGTTAGCGATCTAAATGAATTTTTAGAAAAATATAGCGCGGTGCACAAAACTAATTTAAAATCACTTAAGGAAAAAATGGCAAACCATCAGATAGAGAAAAATATTATAACAGGAATACCCCAATATAATAGTGCTCAAGATCCGAATTTTAATTACGCAAACTTAAAATCTAAATATAAAGCAGTTTATGGTCAGACTCATCACGAAAAAGTTTTGTATGCACAAACATTAAATTATAGATTGTGGTTATTAAAACGAATGGATAATAATCAAACGCAAACTCTTAAGGACATTATAATGGAATTAAAGGTGCAAACTTTAAATCAAATGAGTACTTATAACAGTACAGATGTAGCATTCAAACTATCATGTGCTAACATAGTTATGTCTGATTGTTATATGGCACACTATCACATTGGTAAAAGTTATAAGGAATATAATAACGAAAACCCTGTACAAACAGACTTGTTTACTATATTAGATGCAGATTTTATTGCAAAGGGAGGATTTGAAGGCGGCGCGGCTGATACATGTGTTGGTAAAAAGCTCAATGCTTTCCATAAGTAATGCTTTACGGATAAAGCATTTAAATATAAAATTTGAAAAAAATATCTAACTAATTATAAAATGCCATGTCATGTATTATGCCCGAGTTGTGGTAATGGATTAGGAGAAGTTTATGACTTCGTTAATTTAGCTAAACAAGGATATTATAAGTCGCTCGGAAACAAGATTAATGTTTCTGTAGATAAATTAAATATATGCCCAGACATAACATTACCTATTGGATTTATATTAGATGCGGCTGGATTAAATCTTATATGCTGCAGAATGCATATGCTTGGCGTAACAAACTTCGACAAGGTTTATAAATAATACATTATAGTTAATTATTTTTTTGTAGAAAAATATATAATAATTATTTATTTATTTTTGCGGGAAATTATAATTTATTCTTTTATGTTTGTACGTAGTACAAGTATGCAATTTTTTCAATTTGAAATAGTACAGAGTACAAGTATGCAATACGTAGTACAAGATATAAAATTTTTTCAAAATTGAAATAATATTCTAAAGTTATATAATTGGTTAAACTATACGTATACCAAAATGCAACAATCCATTACACTCGATGATGTTATTGCTTCCGAAAAGAAATATGGCTGTGTTCTAACTTATAATGCAAAGAAGGCTCGAGACTTAAAATCTTTGAACGCCAAATCTAAATATGATACAACTTATATTCCTTTATTATTTAAACATATTAACGGCAAAGAAATGCCTGTAAAAATTAAGTTTAGCGAGCAATTAATTGGGTCATCGGCCAAAGTTCCTCAGGGTAACGATGAGGATGGCGTCCCCAAGCATTTAAATATTTCATTTATGAAATTAGATAAAGAAAGCATTGAGGGCGGTGATTATGTTCCAAAAGTAAAGGATACTCCTGAAGCACAAGAAAAGGAAAATTTACGTGTAACTGAAAATATCGAAAGGTATGTATCTAATAATGAAAAATTTACTAAGGTGTTAGATATTATTGACGCCTCATATAAAACTTTATGTAATGATATTAAGGAAAAAGATTCTAAATCCGAGTTTGCATTTAGAACCAAAAAAGACCGTAATCAAAAAGAAATTCCCGTGTTTTCAATTAAACAGATTACACGCAATAATAGGGAAACAAACACCGACGAAGCGTTACCAAACCCTATTTATAGGTTAAAGGTTCCTGTCTGCCGAAAAGACGGCAGAATCGGAGTTTGGAGTAATTATGCAAATACATTTAAACCAATTGTATTTGACGCGAGAAAAATGACTAAAAAGAATAATTATCAACCAGTTCCAGCAACTGTTAACGTTAATGGAGTAATCAGGGATTTAAATGTTACCAATGCCGGATCATTTATTGTATATAAATCATTAGTCGGCGGTAATATAACATTCGAATGTATTACGGCAAGTAAGTTCGGTTTATCGTTAAACAATAGTTTCTATGATTTATATGTTTACAAACATAAGTCTAGGTCTACCAACACAGCATCAATCCGCGAGGATATTATTAGAATGCGTGGCGGTGAAGAAGAAGAGGAAGATGCCGAAGAAGAAATTGAAATAAAGCAAGAAGAAACTGAAACAAAACATAATAATTCTGATGATGAACCAGAAGATTCTGATGATGAACCTGCACCAGAACCAGAACCTGAACCCGAGCCAGAACCTGAGTCAGAACCAGAACCTGAAGAAGAAGCTCCAGCACCTAAAAAGGTTGCTAGAAAAAAGGTTGTTAAGAAGTAATTTAATTTAATATATATAATTTATATTTTTTTATATAGATGAGCTTATGCCAATATAAAAACAAATTGGGCGAACCGGGCAAGGGAATTCACGCGGCTCGCGATCCTATATTTAATACAGCTATAAATGATGTTGTTATGACAATATTAGGCGCGTACTTAATTAGTAAAGCATTTAACTATACGTTCTATTTTGTTTTAATAATATTGTTTTTGTTAGGAATATTCTTACACAGGATATTTTGCGTAGAAACAACAATAGATAAATTTTTATTTTCTTAGTTTCTTTAAATAATATTTTTCATAAATATTTTTATAATATGTAATATAATATAAAAATACAAATGTTTGAAATATTTACAGATTCTGGAATTATGTTAGTTATGTTATTATTTATAGCATTTATAGTTGTATTTGTGTTTTTACGAAATTTTAAACCTTCAGATGATAGTTGCATTATGGACTATGACTATGACTCTAAATATCAATATAACCTAAAAGTACCATCAGAGCAAAAAGCGCAAGAAACATTAGTAACACAGCAAGAAACACCAGTATCAGATGCAATAGCAACAGCAGCGCCATTAGCAACATTCATACCAACACCACCAGGAACACCAGGAAAATAATAAAATAATAAACATAACATACTATTTTTTTTGAAATTTGAATTTAGAATTAATGTTATATAGTTATATTTTGGAACTAAAAATGCCGCCTAAAAAAACGGCAGAACCTGATGACAAAACCCGCAAGATTAAACAAATTAGTATGCTGGACCACGCAAAAAATAAAAGTATGTGGGTAGGCTCAAAAAAAGTGCAGACCACTGATATGTATTGTTTATCCGAAGACAAGAAAACATTTGTCCCAGAAAAGATTAAGTTCGCTCCAGCCTGGTACAAGATAACCGACGAGATAGTAGTTAATGCAATCGACCAATGGGTAAACTATCCAAAATTAGTTACAAAAATTAATATATCATTTGATAAAAGCCACGGTATTATTAAAGTAATGAATACAGGCCCCAGCATAGGAATATATGAAACTACTAATATTAATGGTATTAAAATGTATGCACCTCAGTTAATCGCATCTGAATTTCTATCTGGTGATAACCTGGACGAAGACGGCAATGACGAACGCGTAACCGGCGGAACTAACGGCGCCGGTCTTAAACTAACCAATGCATTCTCTGATTATTTAAAAATAACAACTGTAGATATGAAAGTTCGCAAGCATTATACGCAGTTATTTAAAGACAGACTCACAGTTATCGAAACTCCGGTTATCAGACCAATTAAAGATGAAAAAGAAAGTTTTACCGAAATAGAATTCTTACCATCATACACAGTTTTTGGTTATGAAAAATATGATACCGATATATCCGAAAACCTCGAGAAATTAATTATTGCCCGCGCATATCAAGCGGCGGCGTTTACCAAAGCGGCAGTTTCATATAATGGCGACCAAATTGAAATTGGTAACGACCCAAGTACCTTTTATAATTTCTCCAATATGTTTTTGGAAGGTAATTTATTTACTACCAAAATAACATCCGATGACCCCATATATAAAAAATATCCATGGGAAATATGTGTCGGCGTTTCTGATGGTAAATTTAAACAAATTTCATTAATTAACGGTATATACGTATATGACGGCGGCACCCATATTAAACACTTACAAAACTTAATCGTAGCCAATTTAAAGGATAACGTAGAAAAGCTAATTAAGAAAACCAAAACTAAATTTAACGCCAATTATATTATTAATAATTTATTCATATTCTTCAAGGGCTCAATTATAAAACCCGAGTTCTCAAGCCAAATTAAATCAATCTTGGGCGACCCCATAGAAAAATTTGCATCATATAAGTTCAAGAACAAAGATTATGCCGAGCTGTGGGTTATGTTAGAACCGCATATTATGAGTTTATTCTTGGATAAATATAAAGACAAAAAGAAAAACCGCGTAACGCGAGGCGCTGTTAACGTGGCCAAGTGTACAGACGCTAAATTTGCAGGACATAAATCCAAATGGAATAAATGCACCCTTATTGTTTGCGAGGGTGATTCGGCTATGGGAACTGTACATGAAGGCATAACAAGTAAACATACGTCGCTTGACTATGATTATTATGGTACGTTCTCTATTCAGGGCGTTCCTATGAATGCCAGAAAAGAAGTGTCGCAGTATACAGATAAGGAAAGTAAAAAGATAACTCTAATCAGAAACGCAAAACTACAAAAGAATGAACGCCTATCAAGCTTGGTAAAAGTTCTGGGCCTCGATTACGAAAAAACATATGAAACGGACGAGGAATTCGAAACGCTACGATACGCCAAAATAACGGCGGCCGTAGACCAAGACGACGATGGAAAAGGCAATATCTTTGGATTAATTATAAATTTCTTCATATTATTTTGGCCCGCTCTTGCCGACCGTAAATTCATAACGCGTTTTAATACTCCTATTATACGCGCATACCCCAAAAACAACAAAAAATTTGTGGAAGAATTTGAATCACTTAAAACGTATGACAAATGGATTCGCGACAAGTATAATGGTAATGCCGAGTCCGTAAGTTCCGAATATTCAATTAAATATTATAAGGGTCTAGGGTCTCACAAAAAGACTGAAATACCACAGATGTTCAAGAATTTTGATGACCGAATCTGCGTATATATTCTTGATAAATTCGCCCTTAAAAATCTGGAAGCCTACTTTGGGAATAACACAGATTTACGTAAGAAAGCCCTGTCTACGCCCATCACACGCGAAGAAACAATTGGCAAGTTAATTGATATATCAGAGCAGCTTGATAGGGACCTCAAGGCTTATCAACGCGATAATATTCTTAGAAAATTGCCACACTGCATGGACGGCTCCGTTCCATCGAGGCGAAAGGTTTTATTTACGGCTCGCAATGTGTTTGCTGCAAACAACTCAGAAATGAAAGTAAATGCATTTGTAAATGAGACCAGTAAAACAACGCACTACCATCACGGCGAGTCATCGCTGGCTGGAACCGTCACTAAAATGGCTCAAGAGTTTCCAGGCTCCAGACACTTGCCATTTCTGCGGCCTCTTGGCCAATTTGGAACCCGATCGAATGGCGGCAAAGATTCGGCCGACCCCCGATACACATTCACTCAATTAAACAAAAAATTATGTTTTGCAATGTTTCCCAAAGATGATGATTTCTTATTGAAATATACATTCGACGACGGCGACCGATGTGAACCAGAGTTTTATGTGCCGGTCATACCATTAGCCATACTTGAAAATATGGAAATTCCAGCAACCGGCTGGAAAGTAAAACTATGGGCCCGCGACTATGCCGAAGTAATAAGCAATGTTCGAAATATGATTAACGGCAAGCTTAAAAAAGCCAGGCCAATGTCTATTTGGTTAAAGGATAACAAGGGTGAAATTAGAAAGCATAAGGGGCGCGAATACTCTGTTGGTAAGTATATATACGATAAAGAAAAAAATATAATTACCGTTACTGAATTGCCACTTAGCAAGTATAGCGCATCATTTATTGGCGAGTATTCTGAAGATACTACCCAATTATGCAATAAACCACAGTTTAAATCGAAACCCGAAGACCGAACTAATGATGACGCCGTTAATATAACATTCCATTTGACCGAAACCGGTTGGGATGAAATATCTAAAAATAATGGAAATGAAACTTTTGATAGTGTAGAAGATTTTATGAATCTTAAGACATCGCTCGATGACAATATTAACATGATAAATGTTGACGGCGCCGTTGTAGAGTTCGATAAATATGAGCATGTCATAGATACATGGTTTCCAGTGCGCAAGCAGCTATATGCCGACCGCGTTGACCGCCACATAATTTTAACAAATTTAATGATAGTATATTTAAAAAATATTATTAGGTTTACGAAATCACATCAGGAATATAATATAACGCCAAAAACTACATTGGATAAAGTAAATTTAATATTAAAAGAAAATAAATATGATACTTTTAATTCTGCTTTATTACACAGCCCCAAATATACCGAAATAAATGAGCTGAGTAAACTTATTATCAATAATTTAGATGCGGGCACCAGTTACGAGTATTTAATTAAGTTGAGCTACCGAGACATGATAGAATGCGCATGTGAAAAACGTATCAAACTATTGGCGGAATATGAAGAAAAATTAAAGGATTTAAAACTGGATGAGGGCAGCGCCAAAATGTTCAAGGGCGGCAACACATGGCTACGCGAGCTAGAGAATTTAGAAGAAGTTATAGAGAAGGGAATCGAGCTGGGCTGGGCATATGGCAAAGATATTGCCAAGTTTCGATGAAACACGCGGCCAACCTATCGGTCTGTCGGCGCAACGTATGGAATATTTAATATTTTAAAGAAATCTCGTTCACTCGATACAGGCAATGGCTCTGTATTATTTTTTATTGGAAGTTTATATAAACCGGTCTGATTTAATAAAAAGCCTTGTTTTTTTGCCAATGCGCGCATTTTTATATTAAATTGCTTAGACCCTATAGCATACAGAAGCATTGCGTGTTTATATTTGGCGGCGCATTTAAATATATCTACTTTTAAATATTTATTATCTACGGATATAATTAAAGACGCTTTATCGGGCCCCTTACTATAAACCTTTACGTAATCAAACTGTTTTTCTAAGAAGCTAATATATTTGTCTAAATTATCTGATACTAACATAACATCGATATCTTTACTAAATGGTTTCTTTCTAATAAAACCGCCAACTAAAATAACCTCAGCTGATTTAAATGCAGTAAATTTATTCTCTATTTTTTTAATTAAATCATTTGGTATATCTTTTAATGGCGCTAGTTCTAGCAATAGTTTACTGCCATCATTTATGTGCGAAGACCACTTGTTTCCCTTTAGTTGATTAATGTTTTTTAAACCTAGTTTTATTAATTCGCTTGCCTTCTGTTTACCTATACCCGCTATGTTTGTTAGCTCGTGAATTAGCTTTTCCGTTTTAATAATATTTATATCATCGGCGCTTATTTTCGTTGCAGTTAAATCTGTCAGTTTTTTCTTCATATTATCTGTAATATTTAATGCATCTATATCTGATTTTTTTATGGTGTGATTTATATCATATTTTTCTTTAATTATTTTTGCTACGTTTTCATAAGCAATTTTAATAAATCTAATATTAGTCGGATTATTAGTTAAACTGGCAAGCTGCTTGCTAAATAAATATAATAATTCATAAACTTTCATTATATATAAAAAAATAAATTAAAATGATTTTATTTAACTGGATCTACTGTATTTTTAGAACATGAATACGGACCAATCTTAGTTGTCCCCGTCGGACAATTAGACATACAATATTCTAAATTTCCATCTTCTCGCGTGTATCCATCGGGACAGTTTGGATAACATAATCCGTTTTTCAAAACTCGGCCAGGCGGGCATTGATTCGGTATAGTTCCAATAACTGATTTTAAATATTGGTAATTAGGCACTGCGTTAATCCAACATGCAGTTCCATCCCATCGTCCCGAACATGCTTTTTTGTATATACCTGGCGATTGATATGACCATGACGAATCCGGCGGCTTATAACATAAACCGCCTCTCATATCGCTACCATCCAAACATGATTTATTAAGTCCAGTAGTACCTACTGTCGAATATATACCGATTCGTTTCCATGAATCTATACCATCCTTTCCTAATGAATCCGATGCTACCACAGCTACACATCTACCGTCTTTAAATATAAAATTTTCCGGACATCGATAGCATTCATTTGAATATAACACACTGCCGGCAGGGCATTCTTTTTGGGGTGTGGTTGCGCCGATGCCTGCTGCTCCGTTGCCTGCTGCTCCGTTGCCTGCTGCGCCGTTGCCTGCTGCTCCGTTGACTGCTGCGCTGCTTGCGTCCATGACTGCCGCGCCGTTGCCCGATGTGCTGCTATCTGCAGAAGAACCAAAGACTATTTTTAAAATTACTAATATAGCAATTACTACAAAAAAACCTATAACATACCGCATATTATTTTTTTTATTATTGTTATCTGTCATTTTATATATATAAAAATAAATTAAAATAAATATTTGTTTAAATATCTGTTTCCTGCATATTTTCAAAAAACTTCTCCATTAAATCATCGTCCATGTTTCCGGCTGATTTACCTGATGATTTAATATTTTTGAACGTATCCATAATATCAGGTTCTTTCACCGTATTATTTTTAGGATTATCGGATTTAACTGTTCTACTGCTTCTGCTAACATCGGGTTTGTTATTTCGCTGCTTGAAAGCCTCCTGCACCTTGCGTTGTAAATCATCCGATTCAGTATTATTTTCTTCATCAGCCTTAAGCTTGCCGCTGCTGTCTATATTTACATCACCGATTGTTTCTTTCCAGAAATCATCAACACACTGGTTATCGGAAATGCTGACGCTTTTTTTTTGAGCTCCCTTATTAAAACCTTCAATCTTGATATGTAAATAACTAATAATTTTGTCAACGCCCGTTACTTTCGTTTCATTATCTAATAATACAGGAAACTCTGTAATACCTTTCTTTTTATAAGAGTCATCGCCCGAGCTAACAACATCAAATTCAAATATGATAGATGCCTTATTTAATTCTATCAAGTTAATTTGAAAAAATTTAATGATTTTTTTATTAATTGGGCTGGGTTTATTTGACAGTATTAAACTAATAGTCATTATATTTATATAAATAGAAAATCCAAACTTTAAAATAGTTATTTATTTAATAAAGCATCTAACTTTGCCATAAGAACATAGTTTGGCATTTCTACTCTAAATTCATTGTAAAAATTATTTAAAAAAGTAACCGGTATATTTTTAGACATGCAATTAAAGAACGCGTCCATTTCAACTAAAGTAATTGAAACACATGTTTTAGATCCGTATTTACCATAACATTCCAATACTTCGGCTACCTCGCGCCCATCTAACGCATATAATAAATTTACTATTTTATAAGTATAATCATCTTTTTGTGTAGTATTTTCTGGAGGCTCTCTAAACCCAGGATATATTCGTTTAACTTCAGCCAGCGCCTTATCATACTCAATGTTAAATCGAACAGCCTGCTCATTATTTTTCTTCATTATAATTGTTTGTATACCTTCACTCATATTAAATATGTTATGATAAGTATTGCATATAATATTTTTTTCATTAAATAAATTACATCCGTCGAATACATGAAATAAATTACATATAACTTCATCATATTTTTTATCATATTTAATATATCTGCCATAAGGCTCGTAGTACATAAAAATGCCATTTAAATCTATTATCAATGAGGTCTGGTGCAGTAAATTATTAACGCGCCCATAATTCAAAGTTATAGGTAAGTACACATATTTACACCCGGCTCGTTTACACATCTTTATAAGCGAAGCAATCGTACACAGTCCTATTAAACCATCATTATTAATATGTAGATTTTTATTTTTAATATTTTCTATAATCTTTGATTCTTCCCATGATAGCAAGCTATCATTATGTTTTTTAAGCATATAACTTTTAGTTCCTGCAAAACTATATTTAATCGAATTTAGTTTAAACTCGTTGCCGTCCTCAAATAACTTAATATATAAATTAAAATGATGTCTACTCCCAACAGACTTATATTTATTTATCATCGCCGCGCTCATAGCATTGCTAAAATTATAATTTTTCGATAACAAATAAAATGTTTTATCCATACTATATGTTTTATTATATAATATGATTTTACTAATATTGATTATTATTATTACATTTTTATTGTACAAATTGTACTATGCAAATATAACTATTTTAGAATTAGAAAATATAATAAATACCATTACTCTTGCGCCGCATTTTGTTTAAAAACTCATTATAATAACTATTACCAAGTCTAATTGTATTTTAAATTTGAATTTAATAAAACATATTAATATACACAATGGTGAAAGTTAAGAATATCAAGTTTACGGAACTTTCATTTGAAACCGATGATAAAAATCTGCAAAAATGTATAAGTTTAATCAAAACTATTAACGCCGACTATAAAAAGTTTATCCCCAAAAATCCAAAACAAAAGTTATCATTTGAATTAACGGAATCGCAGCCCGAACTTGCCAACTGCATTCGCCGATATTTAATGGATGAAATGGAAGTATATAGCATGGACGTCGACGAAGAAAAAATAAAATCGACCGATAAATTTATTTTGAACGATTTTATTAAAAAAAATATAGAACTAATACCATTCAAACAAGACATTGATACAGACATACAGTTAAAGCTGCATGTTGAAAATAAGACAGACGAAATTATTACTATTTACTCCAACGATTTAGAAATATTTTACAAAAATAAACCTGCGAAAATAGAAGACTATGTAACAACTACTATTCCGATAACACAGCTCAGACCTTGCTCAACTATAGATATCACAGATATTAAAATAGTAAGCGGCACCGGAAAGATTGACGCCGGTAAGTTCGCATTATTATCCAATATATATTATGAAATATTGGATGTCGAACCGCTCGAAGAAAATAAATTCAAGCGAGTTGGTGAGAGTTCATTAGTATCGAATCCCACTCATTTTAAACTTATATTAACATCGCATAGAAATTTAGATTTGCGCAAAATTATGCCGTTATGCTGCTCAAACATTATAAAAAAATTAGAAGACATTAAAACTGAACTAACCAAGATTGATGAAAAAGAAAAAATATATTTATCTGATATGATTGAGATGGAAACTAAAGGAGATATTAAGCTATTTAATTTAAAAGGCGAATATTGGACCATATCAAACATTATAGCTAAATATTGTTATATTATATTTAACGATATTCAGTTCGTATGCTCAGCCATATTGCATCCGTCGATTGAAACATCTATAGTAAAAATTAAACACCCCGAATCTGTAAAAATTATGATTGACGCAATTAAATTAATTATTGCCGATGTTGGCGTTATAAAAAAATCATTTTAAATTAAGCCGCTTAATTATTTTTTTGTCTGTATAAAAAATTCTCCTGCATCTCTCTTAACTTATTTACCTCACTCTCTACATCAAATACCTTGTCGTAATCTGTTCCTGTTTTAATTGTTTTGCTTATAAAAGGTTCATAGCACAAGTCCTGATTTTCATAAAATGATTTGTATGAATACCACATTAAATAAACTAATACACATACCGATAGAAACCCGAATATATAAAACGATTCACTATATTTTTTTGATTTCAGTTCTGTGCCCATTTTATAATATATATTACAGATAATAATTCGTTTAAAATGTTTAATAAATATCGAGCTTTAAAACATTATTTTTATGTATCAGCGATTGATATATATTACTATCGTCATTAATAAGTTTTTCTATTGCGTATGTTATACAAATAAGAAACTGCTTATTTATAAACATTTTTTTGGTGTCATTATCTTTAAATACGCTTTCATCGATTTTAATGTCTTTATATTTGCTGTGAATTTCCCGAGTAAAACTTCGGTTTAAAACCGCCAAATCGGCTATAAATGACTTGAGCAACTCAGAAAACGGAAATGAGCTTGGGTTTTTATTATTTTTTGTATACTTATAATACTGTTCTATTATTAAACTATTAAATTTATCTGAAATATCCTTGTGATAAAATATTGAACCTATATCTTTGACTGTTTTAATTCCGGCACCATTTTTGAAATCCTTTTTAATTACAGAATTAAGCGCCTCAGTCAATTTTTTATACAACTCAAGTCTAAGGTACGCCGTATTTATTATTTCCGGCGTGCCATCTATATTATTTATTTTAATTGGTAAAAACATATTGCTCAATATTTTACGCTGCTGTATTTTATGGTATTCGCTAATTCGAGTGCATTTATTAATATTACCCTTATTTTTTAAGTATTCTATAAACGCACCTAAATGCTTTCTATTTATCTTTTTTTCGTATGCACCACCGCCCGTTTTAAACATATCAGATTCCCGGTCGTATATTTGTAATTGCCTGTAGTTATCAGAAATCTTTTCTATAATAACGAAATGGTCGCTATCTATGTCGCCTATTATTTCAATACCAAAGTCCCATTTTTTCGTTTTTGATTCGGCAAATGCTATAGTTTTATACCTATCAATCGTGGTTTGATTAATCCCATCAGTTTCGCTCTGTACAAAATCTTTGGCTATATTCCAGTCAATCAATGCCCAAATACTAAATTCAATCGGCTTTTTGGTTATTCTATAAAGTATAACTATACATATTTTCTGCAGCTTGGCTATTGATGTTAAATCAGCTATTTTTATAGATTTATCTAATTTAAATATATCGGCAAGCGCAACAGCCTTGCCACTGGGTGTAAGCCCAAATGTTTTTAACGGCGGATTTGTTTTAGATATTATTTTATTATTCGGTTTAACATCGATTGATTCTAACAATATAAAATCTTTTATCTCTTCTATATTATTTATAATTGAATTGCAAACTTTAGACCCCATGGGAATGCAATTCAATAACATGGTTTGCATTATAAATGCATATAAATTTACAGAAAACGGAAATTGTTTAACTGTTTTATTTAGCCATTCAATCGTCTGCATTATTTCATCCTTACTTATTTCTTTATATATATGCTGAAAATATTCTATGTCATTCAGGTCTATTTCAGCTTTATATTTGGCATACAAGATTTTTAATTTATTATAGAAGTTAAATATAAATTCCATCTGAGTGTCTGGTATGTCATGTACAAGGTCTTTGGTATCATTTTTTGATATTAGTTCCAACGTATCTATAATATTATCTATTTTATATAATACTTTATTTATTAAGTGATATATTTCAAAAGCCTTTTTATAATTAGACTTAGAATCTATTTTTTCAATCTTGTCTATAATTATCTTGATTTCTAAAATTTCATCAGGAATATGAAAATCAACATTTAATTCATACTTATGAAACTGCGATATATATTCTGAATATTTTTGGATACCTTTAAACAATTCACTTACCTTATTGATGTTAGCCAGCAGACTCATTGTTATATTAATATTAATATAAAACATTTAAATAAAAAACCTCCCATTGCATCAAAAAAATTCAATATAAACATTAATCAATAATATTTTATATAATCAGTTTATGAGCAATCATATAAACGTTAACGTACTGCCTAAATTAAGCAAAGAAATAGACCCTGATGTCAAGTCCGTATTGGAAGCGCCTGACAAGAATATCGATGTTATGCGTATGCAACATGAGCCCACGGAGGAGGAAATGAGTGAAATTAAGAAAAATAAAAGCATCAAAGATAGTAACATGTGGACATATGTTATGTATGGAGTTATTATTTTAGGCATTTTATTAATTATTTTAGGTATTGTTTATATGTGCAGAGATACATCAAAGCCCACGTCTATACCCAATTCAATGTTAAATCCTAATTATATGGGTTATGGGAGAATGCCAATGTATGCAGGTCCATTGCCGCCGCAATCCGGCCAGCCGCCAGCATCAAAGCCCGATGAAGCTAAAAAGCCAACTAAGAAGGAATTAGAGGAAACGCTGTCAAAATTAGAAACAATACCAGAATCCGATGACGAGCCACCTAAAAAGAAAAAGCTCAAGCCTCGCAAGTCAATTACGCTCGAACTGGTAGATAATGAAACTAAAGAACCTAAAGAACCTAAAGAACCTAAAGAAAATAAAGAAAATAAAGAAAATAAAGAAGATGACATAACAAAAAAGTTCTATAATGGTATGCAAACTAAATTAGACCTTGATAAAGCCGATTCCGACGAAGAAGAAGGCCGCGCCGAATAAAATTACTAATTAAAAATGAATTATTAATATATTATATAAAGATGTCATCGGATAAACGCCAATTTTCTGATTTTTCTAAGTTTCCAGGTTCAATCGATGAAACCACAGGGCATTATATATTTCCCACTCTATATTTGGATTCAAACGATAATGTTCGAATATGGACCGCTCAGCTGCGATTAATTAAAGGGTCTGAAATAAATTACGGAATTGATTGGAATTTACTATTGGATGATACAGTGCCTATTATAGATGATTATTTAAACGGAGTTAATATACCAAGCGAAACTATAACGCAGCTTTGGATAGAGACGGGTGTTGCGTCCGGTAAAATAGTTAGACATCCGCCGACATACCCCGAAGTTAAAAACGAAGGGAAATCTAACGAACGCAACTCATTTGAGCAAGGTTTAGTTATGGCTAGGTCTCAGTATATTAAAAGATACGAAAATGGATCACGGACAGAAACCGAATTTAAGAAAATGAAAAAATTAATTGCTTCAAAAAATATTAAATACTTTCCAATGTTAGTTAGAAAGTATATGGATGAGAAAGATAATTTACATTATCCTTTATTTGTACAACCTAAATTAGACGGCGCGCGCATGGTTGCGTTTTTAAATACAAGTCCTGTTAATAATCCCACTTATAACGACGTAATATTATATACACGTCAAAAAAAAGACTATATGGGCTTTGATGAAATACGTAAAGAATTGCTGCCTATATTGATAGATATGTGGGATTTTAAATGCGGTCAAAGCATTTACGTAGACGGTGAGCTATATAAGCATGGAATGAATTTACAGACTATTAGCGGCGCCGTTAGAAATCCCAAGCGCGATAATATGCCCGAATATAAAGGTATTATATATCATATATTTGATGTATTTTATCCAAGTAAAACTGGACTGCTTATGCCATTTGAAGAGCGGCTGGGGTATTTAGACATGTTTACAGGAAAGTACATAAAGAAAGTAAAAACAATTAAAGTCAATACCGAGAAAGAACAAGAAAAGTTATACAGCGATTTTCTTGATAAAAAATATGAAGGTATTATAATTAGAAATGCTGATAGTCTATATTTAACACATGCAACAAAAAACAGCATGTCCATTAGGAGCAAATTTGTTTTAAAACGAAAAATGACGTATGCGGATGAGTTTGAAGTAGTTGGCTTCGAAGAAGGTGATAAGGGGCGCGACAAGGGTGCAATATTATGGGTATGTAAAACGCATGATACTAATAAGTTATTTAATGTTACGCCAAAAAATACAACATACGAAGAGCGGTATAAGCTGTTTAAAGACGCTACGTCCAATTTCAATAAGAAATACAGAGGTCGCATGATGACAGTTGAATATGAGGACTTATCAAATGATAAAGTCCCATTACGTGCTAAATCAATAGGGTTCCGAGAACATATTTAATTATTTATTTATTATTTATTTATTTATTTATTTTTTTAATATTTTATTTCTATTATTATAATATAATTATAAATACAAATGGCTACTAAAGAACATGTTTCTAGTATTGCAAACATGCATACCGCAGTAATAGTGATAGCTATGCTTGTAGCTTTCTGGATGTGGATGGGAGTGCCTGCGCGTTTGATGAGCGATAAATTTACAAATGATATGACTGGCTTTCCCAGTGGCGTGCCTGGCGGCTCTGCTGGATATGGCGGGTCTGCTCGATTGCCTACCGAAATTGATACTTGGCAAGCCGGCACTGCAGGCCTGGCATATGGGAATACAAGTTCCGGATTTTTAGGATCGCCTGAACCACCTGTCTTCTACGATATCGGCGATGTTCAGGATGTCAGAAACATGCGTGACCAAAGGGGCTATACTTATAATAAAAGCACTGGTCATGTTGATGTAGGACCTGCAATAGTAGCTGATGAAAGTAAACGTGTTTATTATGTCATGAATGGCACTGGTAAAAAAGTTACAGCATTGTGCCCTGCTGGAACTATCGCAAATAGTAATCAGAATGGATGTGTATTTCCATCCGAGGGATGGCAACCAGTTCAAGAAGGATTTGAACCTGAAAATACTATTTTTAGACAATAAAAAGTTATATGCATATGCAGCTGAATTATTTTTTTTTTAAAGCGAATTAAAGTTATGGTAATATTATGTGTATATCATAAATGGAAGAATACGATGTAAATAATAGTGATAGCGACAGTGATGCCGAAACTAAAGATAAATCCGAAAAAAAGAAAAAACCCGGAAGACCCAGAAAAACGCCTATACGCGAGCCGCGCCCTCGCAATGGAATTGTTTCAGAAGCAAAGGATGATAGTAATATAATTGAGTTTCTATATGACAAGCCGCTAATATTTAAAAAAATCTGGCAATATTTCAAACTGATGGCCGTAGACAAAATTCAAATTATATTTAGAAAGTCTGAAATTATATTATGGAGCGAAGACCATCACAAAAAAAGTAAAATGCGTATAAAGATTAACTCCGACAAGATTAACCATTATTTTTGCGGCGAAGAATTAGATATTGGAATGAACTGCCGCAATCCCGAATTAATAATGGCCACAATCGATAAATCATATACAAGCATTGTTTTGCTATCTAAAAAAAATTATACACAGCGTGACGTTCGAATTATATTAAAAAACGAGATAGAAATAGATGAATCCCATAGAATCGAATTAATTGGCGAGTACGGCAAAATCACCAATGAAAATATGTTTTTAGATAGTGACTATACTATCAAATTTGAATTTCCCGGCCGTTATTTTAAAAAAATGATTTCCGATATCCGCGCATTTTCAGACCAAATAACTATTAGGCAGGACGGCGTTGACGAGCCTTTAATATTTGAATATACAAAACAGGATAAAAAAGTTAAATCATACCACATAGTTAGAAATAATAAAAATATACATTTTACTTCTAAATTAAAGGATGATGAAACATTCCGGCTAAGTTTTAAGATTGACTACGTAAAGCCAATCAGTGCGGCATTGCTATCTGAAAATATTGTAGTTTATGCGCATGAAAATAAACCTCTTATGTTTTCAATCTTGATGGACCGAAGTACAGTAGAATTAAAAATATTAACAGAAATTATAGATGAGCGGCCCGATTGAACTAAATATTTTAAATTATTTTTTTTAACGTTTCTACTAATTTATCTATATCAGTCTGAACTATATCATCATGCAGTGATATCCGTATTATATATTTTACAGATTCTTGGGGCATTCCCATATCTTTATACATTATATTTTGCTCAATATCGGGAACTCCTATTATTATTTCCTTGGACTCCAGCTCGGCTTTAATATCAATTCCAGTTTTATTTTTATCGCTTATTAATATTATTGATAAAATGCTCGGCGTATAATAAGACTCGTTGTTTGCGGGCGGTCCCAATATAACGAGTTTGTTTTTTAATTTCGCGCTATCATCAAGCGGCGGCGCATCCGATTTCATAAAATTGGCGAATGTCATCGTTTGGCATATCGCACTCAGCTTATTAATAATTTCATTTCGCATTTTAAGTATCTTTTCATTTTTTAGTTTGCGGCCGCTCGAGCTTATCTTGAATGCCTCAACAGCCGATGCTATGCAAGGTATATTATTATATTTATCTTCAAATACAATAGAATGCTCATATAATTTATATCCGTTATAGAAATCATTATTAATTATTAAAGCGCCGACTCCATTGGGGCCATTAATTTTGTCAAATGATATAGTTGCCGCGTCTATATTAGTTTTTGTTAAATCAAGTTTATGTTTTCCAAACAAATAAGTGCAGTCTGAATGCAATGGTATTTTCTTTTCATGTAAAATAGTACTGATTTTTTCTATATTATTTACAGAACCTAATTCTTTATTTATATAAGTTATACTAACTAAACACGTATTTGATTTTACTGCATTATTAATATGTTCGGACAGTATGCAGCCGTATGAATTAGGTTTTATTATAGTTAGCTCAATTTGGTCGCTATCTAATAAAGACCTGGTATGTTTTAATATAGATTCATGCTCAACTGAACTTATAACGACATGTGGTTTTATTTTTCTTATTTTTTTATACGCGTTAACTGCGCAATTTATTATTATGTTATTCGATTCATTCTCACCGGATGTATAGTATATAGAATATTTATCGAGCGACTCGCATAGTTTTAGTATATACGTCTTGCCGCTATTTATAATATTATCACGGTCTGACTGAGTAAATATTCTTTTCTGCATTAATTGTTTATACATTTTTTCCACCTTTGGGTTCATAAAAGATGTGTTTACATTATCTAAATAAATATAATTGTTGTTATACTTATTATAAGAACATTTGGGCGTTGGCTTGGTCGATTCTTTGGTCGTTGGCTTGGTCGATTCTTTGGTCGTTGGCTTGGCTTTATTTTTTATGGTCAATTTTTCTTTACCGGTCGGCATAAGTATATATTTATGAAAATCTAATAAAAAAAAATATAGATAATTACAAATAATATTACTTTTTATGTTCATCCATTTTCTTTTGCATGGCATTAATAACAGTAGTTAAATAAGTGTTCTGCATGGGCATTAGCTGCTGAAGGCAAGCGAGCAATGCTCGCTCATCAGCAATAACAACTTCCTTCGATTTTGTAAGGCGCTCAGTAAGTTCGTTATACTGAGCTTCCTGGTCTTTGATTTTATCCTGAAGTTCTTGAATTGTAACAGACATTTTATAATTATATATTATTCAAATCTTTAAAATAAAATGCTATGATGATAAATAAGTTGCTTCCATATTAAATAATATGCGACGCGACCCAAAATATACATTCATATTATTACTAATAATATTATTCTTCAGTACAGGCACGTTCGTAACAGAATCGCCACTAAAATTTTCTTTTAGTGTTATATTTGTATTATCAACTATATCAACGATAACAGGCTTGTTTCCAATATATAAGCAATCGCCATGAATTACTTCGATGTTAAAACTTGTATTGATGCCAACCAGCAGTTTAGAATTTTGTTCTATGCTGCACAGACCCGTGAGAGTAAACGGTATGATTTCAGTTGTATTGATTGGTATTGTTATTGTATTAAATGTTGTTGTAATGGCAATGCCCGCCGACGCATTTAATAACTGAATGCATTTATAAGAATTCTTGTTAATAATAGTATAATTAATATACACTGTATCACCATCTTTTAAATTTACATCATTTTGAAAAGTAATTGTTGTAGTTGCCCCAAACGTGGCAACCCCTACGTCGCGGTCTGGTTCAAATACTATAGGTTCGATTGGAGATGCCAAACTAATGGTAAATGTTTCTATTGTGGTAATGGGTTTGTTAAATCTATATTCGCCGTGTGCAAAATCATTTAGCTTTACTTCTATCCAATCGGCACTTTTATTTTTTTCATCGGGCATGCCAATAAAATGATAGTTATTGTTTTCATGTGTAATAAAAGACTGCGACTGTAGTTCATGAATTAATATAGAAATTCTGTTATATGGCGTAGTGGCCGATTTAACGCTTGGAATTCGTAATTGCATTAGCTTAATAGAAATAATATCACCAATATCACCAATTGAATTAAATGTTCCTTGCGATGTTGTAATATTATTAATATGCGACCATTTAAAATATTCACGGCCATCATTTTCGAGCATTCTATAGCGAGTATCTAATAAAAAATAAGCCCTGTTAACACTATTAATTGGTTCTTTTATCTTTTTTACGAGTGTTGCAATGTCCTTGATTCCAAAAAATCGCTCTACACTAATTTCAACGTTATCTTTCTTATCTTCCTCATCGCTATCATCATAATCCTCAACAACGGTCTTTCCCAAATTCTTTTTTAACATTTCATGTAAATCAATAGAATTGTCCGAACACTGTTTCAATTGTATTTCGCTAATAACTGCATTTAAAACAATATTCATTACTTCTTTAATACTATTAGACTTCACTGTATTAATGCTTAATTTTTTAATGCAATCCATTACTAATTTAATGTCCGCGTCGGTTGCATTCCTTTTAATATTATGCTCCAGATGCGAAACCGTATCAACTAGGAACTTTTTAGATTTTATTATTTGGTAGCTGTCGTTCATAATTATATATTATTATAAATACTTATAATAAAAATTCGATATTTCGGGTTTCCGTTTAAATTTCTATCTAAAGTTGTGTAAACCATTTAATTATATATAAATCAAATGACTGACGTAAATTCAACACCCGTAGTTAAGGCCAAGAAGACCTCTAAAAAGAGCGCCGATTCAAAGAAGGAGGCTAAGCCAGAAACAAAGCCTGTTAAGCCTGCTAAGCCCGTTAAGACAGAAACAAAGAAAGTTCCCAAGGCCGTCGAAGAGCTCAAGGATATGGGATTTAATATTTCTCCTGCCAAGGTTAAGAATGTTATTTCAAAGTATGTGCTTAATAAGGATATCAGCGCGGCAATCGATGAAATTAGGGATGCGCAGCCATCTAAGACCAAAAAGACTGTTGATGGCGTCGAAGTTATTGAAGAGTCTGCCGGCAAGCCCGTTAGTCAGCTATCGGCAGAAACGTTGGCATCGTTAAAGCAAGCCACGGATGATTACGAATCGGGCTTTACAGCTTCGTATGTTAAGACCAAGGTTTCGGCATTATCTGAGGCAAGCCGACTTAAGTATAATAGCGCAAAGAAGGAAGCTCAGGTCGCACATGAACTTAAGAACAGCGAAAGCCTTGCACCAGAGCCGTTTGACCTGCGCGCCTTTAATGTTGCATTCGACAAGGATTTCTACAAGACTCTATCAATCCCAGTATCGACCGATAACGAGTGGAAGAGCGCAATCGATAAGCTAGCCAAGCTTAAGAATCGATTCAGTGTTAACTCACGCATCCTAATTTCGGCGTTTACTGATGAAATTGTTAAACAAGCAATGGCCGAGAGTATTTCCACGTGTTTGGCCGAAAATAAAAAGATTATTCAATTATCTCATATTAGTAAGTGGTCAACATCCAGTAATTTTAAGCTATTTCCTTTGATTGCTCAGTTAAGCACGTATAAGAAGGCCGTTGTCGATGAAAGTAAGAAAGGTGACGATGTTTTTACTCTGCCAGGAGTTCCATCTGATGTACACTATCAGTTCAGACATTATGTTTCTGAATTATGTAAGGATAAGCATTCCGAAATGATTAAGGCTGAAGGAGTAGAGACTAATATTAGTATTAGCAAGGCATTTAAGAACTTCTGTTCGACCCTTGTATGCGAATTTCTTATGCTTGTTGGCAAGATGCTGCTAATTGAAATCAAGTCTCGTGATATTAAGACTGTTAACGATTATATCATCAAGACTGTTATCCAACACTATCATGCGGTATGCTGCGTTGATGAGGCCGGCACTATGACCGCAATCAGGGAATCAATTAATAAGCATTATGAATTTGTAAAGTCGCGCCAAGAAAAAAAGAATACGGCCGCTTAAAATATATTACTATTAATTATAGAAATTACTATTTTTATATTTGATAAATTCTTATTTTTTTTAATTATATCCGAGCATGCTATATTGCACATATCAGAGTGCGCCGCGCTTGGCGATAATATATGTAACACGGGTCTAATTAAATGATTTTCTGAAACCACCTCGTCAACTAAACAATCTAAGTTTTGCGAACATATATACAGCCCGTTTAATTTTTTTTGCATCAATCTATATGCATCTTTTTCTGTAAATAATGCTTTTTTATTTACGGCTTGGGTCGTTGACACCATTATATATAGGTTTTTGCCCAACCGTATTATAAAATCAGGTTTGCCGTAGAACGATGATATCTGAGTTTCGTACAGTATATTTAAGTGTGTATTTAATTTGGACGTAATAATGTGTATACTTGCGGCCTCGTCCTTTGATTTTTTCTTGGTATCATTATCGTGTTCTAATGCATACTTGGCGTATTTATTAACGTTACTTATTTGTACATCTGATATATGCGATATTATATTATCGGGCGTTTGCTTTACTAAAAAGTTTTTAGTGAAGCTCATGTTAAATATGCTTATATATTTTCAAAATTAATATTCTTTATTTGTTAAATAAAATAGATTTAAAATAAATTATGTTTTATATAAAATAATTTGCTGGAATGATATATTACCGTATACATAACGGGATAAAAGATGGCAAACCATTATTTAAAATTATAGATAAAAATGAAAGTATTGTTACGGACAAAGAAGTTTTAGAATATATAAAAAATTTAGTTATCCCGCCGGCTTATAAAGATGTTAAAATATTCTACGAATTAAAGCCAAAGATATTATTTGAAGGCTTCGATGATAAAGGCCGAAAACAGCAGATATACTCGCAAGAACATAAAATAAAAGCATCCAAGAAAAAATTCTGTAATGTTTTAGAATTTGGTCGCGTGCTTCCTAAGATAGAACAGGATATAAATAAACATTTGAAAACAAAAGAATATACCAAAGATAAAATAATTGCATTAATTATAAAGATTGTAATGATATGCGGGTTTCGCATAGGTAATTTAAAATATCAGAAGCTTTATAATTCGTTTGGTATTTCAAACATATTAAAAAAACATATTACGGCAAAGCCAAATAAAATGAATATAAGTTTCATCGGAAAAAAAGGCGTATTAAATGAGTGCGTTATTAAAGATGCCGGATTAATTGGCGAAATCAATAATCTCGTAAATAATAAGTCTCCAAAAGATTATGTATTTTATTACATCGAAAATGGTGAAACTTTTTTAATTTCAGCATTAGATATTAATAATTGGTTAAAATCTTATCATCCAAATATTACAAGTAAGATGTTCAGAACATTTGATACAAACATTTTATTTATAGAATTTATGCGTAAACATGCTATTAATCCAACTGACTTAAGCGATGGCCAGCGTAAAAAAGTATCTATAGAGTCGCTCAAGGTCATCAGTGGCCAAATCAACAATACCCCTACAATATGTAAAAAAGAATACCTGCATATAGATTTGCTTACATTATTTTTGGAGCATCCGGCTAAGTTTAAAAAATATTTTTATGGCTGTTTGGATGCGCGGGCGTGCTTTCTTAATTATTTGGATAAGATATGTAATTAATTCGGTTAAAAAATGAAATTTATTTTTGAAATATTTACAAGTGAATAATTCGGTTTGAAAGTTTTTGATTATCAATTAAAACATATGCTTCGATTAAACGCAAAACAGATTTTAGAGAAGAGTATTATGAATGATTTGAATTCAAATCATTCGAGAATTAATATGAAATTCACTGATTTTATTAAATTCAACTTTGAAATTTTTTGATTATCAAAAACTTTCGAGATTTAAACGAGTCATATGTAGACACGTTCTTTCATAACTTGCAGAGCGATATTCCTATTTATATGAACGAGAAAATGATAGAATATTTTGGATATAAAGGCGATGCTAGAGACCAAAAAAAATCTATAAATAATTTAATTAATGATAATTTCTTAGATTATAAAAATGAGTTATATTTTGAATATGACAATAAACAATATATTGAATTTAGGAAGGAAAAAGAAGAAAGCTTACCAAATAATACCAATTTAGATAAATTATATCCGTTAAAAACAGGAAAAAATATGAGTAAAGTAAAACATATTTTAGTCACGCCTAAATTATTTAAAAGACTATTAATGTTATGCAATACAGAAAAAGGTAAGCAAGTACGTAATTATTATATTGATTTAGAAGAAGCTATATTTTTATACGTATTATATCAAGCTAAAAATAATCAGCTAAAATATGAAAATGATATTAAAAACTTAATTAATAAAAATAATACAAGAGTAAGTACTATATTATTATTTGATAAAATACAGGCTAAAAAATATAAAATAGGATGTGTTTATTTTATTAAAGAAAAAGATACTAATAATATTAAAATAGGATGGTGTTGGAAACTTAAACGCAGACTTTCTTCATTGCAAGTAGGCAATTCAAAAGAACTTATTTTAGTAAAATATGAGTTAACTCAATTTCCTTTTGAAAGAGAACAAGAATTACATAAATTATATCAAGATAAATCGGTTAGAGGAGAATGGTACGATATACCTGATTTGTAAAAATTGAAATTTATTATATTGTAGTTATACTTTTAAAAAACATATGCTTCGATTAAACGCAAAACAGATTTTAGAGAAGAGTATTAAGAGCGGAATAAATATGAAATTCACTGATTTTATTAAATTCAATTCAATTAACTTAAACGAGTCATATGTAGACACGTTCTTTCATAATTTACAGAGCGATATTCCCATTTATATGAACGAGAAAATGATAGAATATTTTGGATATAAAGGTGATGCTAAAATACAAAAACAATTATTAAATCGATTAATTAATGATAATTTCTTAGATTATAAAAATGAGTTATATTTTGAATATGATAATAAACAATATATTGAATTTAGAAAAGAAAAAGATGGAATCTTATCGGAACTTTTAAGTTCCGATAACAATTTAGATAAATTATATCCACCAGCATTAACTACACGAGGTAAAACTAATACAAAACATATTTTAATCGCGCCTAAATTATTTAAAGAAATGCTTATGTTATGCAATACAGAAAAAGGTAAGCAAGTTCGCAGATATTATTTAGATATTGTAGATGTTATGGAATTATATGTTCAATTTCAAAACAAACTAACTATCACTACACTTGAACAGAAACTTGATAACATGGCATTAAAATTAGATGACAATGATAAAAAAGCTGAAGCTCGATTTCAAGAGGAACGTAAGAAATCTGACGAAGAACGTAAAAAAGCTGATGATCGTTTTAATCGATTATTAGGTGTTGCCGAAGAAACTAAAGAAGAGGTTCTTGAAAAGATAAGCGAGCTTGCTGAAACGCGATTAGATCTAACTAATGTTGTAAATGACAGAGTATCAACAAAACGCGTTCCAAATAATACGCGTGAATATTTAGTTATACTTCGAAATGTAGACGATGCTGCAATGCCATACTATGTTTTACGAACTCAGAGAAAATCAGTTTCTAAAAGAATAGCTGAATTAAGCCAAGAATATAATATAGAAGAAGTATTTAGAATATATGAGCCAAACGCCAAAATTTGTTGGCGATCTATTTGTGATAAGTTCGCATCTAATATTAGAAAATCAAAAAAACAAAATTGGTTTGCATTGCGTAATATAACAGAAGCTGAGTTTAAAAGACAGGTTATTGATATGGATAAATCCGAAAGGCAGAACCCAAAGTATATTTAGAATGTTTCTGAGTATCAGAAAAATTCGGAATTAATGTATCCATTCATTCGAAATTGAAAGGTTTTTATTTGAATTTTTCTGATAATCAGAAACATTCGGTATACTTTCGGGTATACTTTGAAAGGTTTTTACAAAATACTTTCGGAAAACCGGCGAAAATATTTAGCATTTAAACAAGTTTTATAATTTTTTTTAAATATTTCATAACAATTATTTATGTCTTCTGAATTAATACATTTATCTAATAATATAATATTTTCAATCCAACAACGCTCTTTATTACTCATATATTAAGGAATTAAATTACAATGAGCATTTAATTGACTTATTTCAGATTGCGAGAAATATATTTCTGAAGCACCTTTTAGTATTAAAATCATTAATAGTAAAAATCCCGGTATTCTAAAACTACTACTAAAACTCATTATGGCTATTAGTATAATACAAAACACAACTATTGAAGGTATAGTAAATAATAAATGCAAAGATTTACAAGATTTAAACAATGATAGACTACTATTACAATCTGATTTATTATTTGTGCTCATAGCGAATTCATATCCACAGTTACCGTTCGACATTATATATAGTTTATTAAAAAAAGTGAATTATTATTTACATAAATAAATTATGCAGGTCGCCAAGATTCCCCCGTTTGTTTACAGCAGCTACGATGGCCCCTTGCAATGTAGAAGGCTTCCAGGATGCCGCGAGCATACCGAGGTATGTAATTGGTGCTGGGGTAATTTTGCGATTTGCCAAATTTCTATTAGATTGTCGGCCCAAATTTGGCCAAAGCCAGATGATGACCATTTCACGCATATATGCTATGATTGTTGGGAGCGCCGCGTTTCTAGAAATCCATTGCTGGACGCGTATCCACTAATTATTCGGCATGTTACCGGCGTCGTAGCTAATATTATAGTTGATTATTTAATCGAAGAGAGCGAATAAATCGCGCAACTTGCGGACAGACATTATTTTAATAATATTATTGCGGCGTATATTTTTTAGTACTATAAAATACATTATTGAAACACTAAAATGACAGAGCGCATGAATTACATATCCAAACTTCGGGTCAAAATTATATTTTTTTGTAAAATATCCAATTGTATATAAACAAATGGGCGTTCCTAATGTTAACAGCAATAATATGCTATCTGACATACTTATTCTATAGTTAAAATTTGTTAAGACTAAATATAAATTCATATAAATTACAAGATTATCTAACACTAAAGTATAATGTTTTTTATACCGGTGATGTATAAAACTCGTTATAACCAATGCCAGTTGAGCAATCGCTAATTCTTTGTTTATTCGATGCCTTAAATTAAATAATAAAGGCGCCATCCATGCAAACCCCGTATATTGTAATAAACGGCGTTTTTCCATTACTTTATTTAACATTTTAATATCCATAATGAAAAGTGAAATTATATTAATATAAACATAAACCTTTAAATTATTAATGAGCGACCACGAAGAATTAGTAATTGATATTGTTGGAAATGTTGATTCGGGCAAATCATCTTTATGTGGAATATTATCACATCCATTAGTTAGTTATTATTACAATAATAATATTCCGCTAGATTTCAAATCCGACGAGCAACGCAGTATTTTAGATGATGGAAATGGCCTATCGAAATCCCGCATAGTTAAGTTAAAGCATGAAATGGCCACTGGCCGCACGTCAAGCATTACATATTATCATATGGTATTTGGCGATAAACAACGTATTATATCATTGGTTGATTTAGCCGGCCACGAACAATATTTAAAAACTACAATAACCGGAATAATTAGTTCTTATCCGGAATACGGCATTGTTCTTGTCGCAAAAAATATAACACATATGACGCGCGAACACTTTGCTATATTGGCATCTATCGGAATCCCTGTTCTATTTGTTTTAACAAAATATGATATCGTACCTCAAAAAGCAATAAATGATAATATTAAAATAATAGAAACTATGTGTAAGCGATTTGGCCGAAAACTAAAGGAAATCACCGATGCGGACCTATGCAACGATAAGCTGGAGTATGGATTTATTCGCGTATCTAATAAAACAGGCATGGGCATCAATATTTTAATAAACTATATAAGTAAAATTAATGCAAAGCCAAAGAATTTAGTTAACGGATTTGCAGTAGACCGATTTTATTACAATATTTCGGGTTTTGGAGTTGTGGCGACTGGCATTTCAGGAGTTTCCGTCAAAAAAGGCGATAATATGGTATTGGGTCCATTTGAGGGAAATTTATACATACCGGCAAAGGTTCGCACAATTCACAATGATTATAAAAAGTTTGTAGACGAATTACGCGGCGGCGTTCGCGGTTGTTTATGCATAAAATTTGACGATGCTTACAAGAGATTTTTAAAGGTTGGTATGGTTATAGCGCATAAGCAAAGCGATGTAAATTCCGTAAAAAAGTTTGAAGCTCATGTTGCCATTTTTAGAGGCAAGGCCGCAAACATTAAGGTTGGATATAATTCATATATTAATGTTGGTCTAACGCGCGGCGCCATAAAGTTTACGCGAATTAGAGACCGAGATACCGGCGCTGATATAGAAGTTCTTAACACATCAAAGCCAGCTCATGTCGACTTAGAGTTTATGACGGGCTATGCTTGCTTAAATATTAATGACAGGTTCTTATTTAGAAGCAATCGCACACACGGCATTGGCAAAGTTATTGCTTTTAATTAAGCGTTCAATTGAGCTTTAAGCTTTTAATTGCGTTCAATTGAGCTTTAAGCTTTTAATTGCGTTCAATTGAGCTTTAAGCTT